TTCATAACCAATGACGCGCTCATCAAACTCAACGCTATGGTTATCCCACGTGATGATCCATAACTTGTTTGCTTGTACAAGACGGGTCGCAATATCTTCAAGCACCAAGTTCTGCAAGTCTCCTGCGAATGCTTGGCTATGAATGGCTGCCACATTCTTGAATGAGCCAAAATTGTCCTTGAGATCACCTACAGTGGCAAGACCAATATTTGGCGTTGCAAAAAGGAAATCAAGGTCTTTCTGCATCTGGTCGTAATCGCATCCAAGCGAACCAAGATGCCAATCAGAGGAGTACACCATTCCGATGGGACCATCAGCGTGACGGAGATCGAGATACGTTTTCTCGGATCGGTACGCTGCTTGTTTCTTGATCCCCTGCAGTTCCTTAGCTACGCGAAATACATCTTCGTAGCGGACCTTGCCTTCAGGGGTCTTGGCAATTCGGGCCAGAATGTGATCGTCCTCAGTCTCAAGAGGATTTCCATCATTCAAGGGATGAGGCACGTTTTTCAATCGGGTCTTTGGAGTGGAACCGCGTGCAAACGGCGCGTTGGCCATAAAGTCTCCTTTGCCGAAGTTCAAACTTCGGTGTTGACTTATATCCTACCAGATAGATAACCACAAACAAAAAACGGGCCTCACGGCCCGTTTCATGCTTCAATCCTAATTCAACGACTAGGTTACGGAGTGTTTGCCTCAGCCTGCTTTGCGTTGACCGCCTCAAGCGAGATGTAGTACTTGCCCCACTTCTGAGCCGAAGGGAACTCTTCCTCGATAGCCTTCTGGTCATCGACGGCCTTGCGCAGTCGCTCGGTCGCGGCGTTCAGTCGCTGCTCATTGTTACGCTTGCTTGCAAGACGCACCTCCGCCTGCGACCTGATCTTCTCGCGTTCCGCCTCAGCCCAGAGTTCCCCGCCGTACTTGCCGTCAGCAAGCACGTCAACGAACTGGTCGTAATCCATCGTCTCTCCAACGCCTTCCGGACTGGCTTCGATCACTTCGGTTTCTTCCATCCTGAACTCCGCATCCACGATATTGTTGTTTGACGCCACAGGTTTCGCTCTCCTTTGTTGTGTTGGCTTCCGCCTTGGTGTCTAGTATAGCATATTTTTTGATTGGCGCAAATTTAGAACGATATTGGAAATGCTATGGGAATGACCGATCCTTGGCCAGCAAATGTGTCCGCATACGCATAGTCAGCATTAGTTATGTTTGATTTAGGACGCAATACTTCCTTGCGTAATGTTCGATTGCCGTTGACATCATCTGACCAATAACTTGGCAAATTAAACGGATTTCTTTGTTCGACCATGATTTACAAATTTCTTTTCAATAAGTATATAGAATTGAAAAAATAATAATTCTCTTGCTATCTCTGAAATTCGATGCCATCCGGCGTGGTTATCACATCGTTGGCGACCACGAGGACGCGTATCACACGGTTGTCGGTGTCGACTTCAGCGTAATGCGCCATTAGCGTCGCACCGCAATCAGGATCACCCCAGACCCGCCGCTGCCTGAAGCAACTCCTCGGCCAGCACCTCCGCCACCGCCCGTGTTGGAAGTTCCATTTCCTCCCGTTGTTTGTGATCCTGCACCGCCTCCACCATCAGCGGTTCCATCCGTAATCGCTGGGTTTTGAAGATAAGAATTTCCCGGTGCCCCTCCTCCTCCAGCCCTTCGCACTCCATCAACCCACCAAATTTTTCCGGTACCTCCATTTGAAGCAGATGCGGTGTATGCCCCAGTTCCATTATAAACTCCGGGACCACCGGCACCTCCGCCGCCACCACCTGCACCGTCATTATTACCTGAGTTGCTGATTCCCCATCCGCCAGAGTTTCCTTGCCCATAAAAAGAAGCACCCGGCGTTCCTGCATTAACCGCTGCACCCCCACCACCACTGCCCCCGCTAACGCCACCGGAATAATTGTATCTTCCCCCATAACCTCCTCCAGCAACGACTATCGGAGAATAACTTCCACTCACTGTTATCGATGAATTGCTTCCACTTGCAACGGTTGCTCCACCTGCTCCAATCACCGCCGTGTATGTTGACCCAGCAAGAAATTGTGTGCTTAACTCTAAATATCCACCTGCACCTCCGCCACCGGCACCGGCACCGGCTGAACCACCGCCGCCGCCGCCTGCAATCATAAGAACATAGGCATTGCAATTCCGTGAGGGTATCCATGTGCCCGTTGCGGTACACGTCCAAACGTCAAACACTGTTGCGCCGGATTGTTGTACCGTTTGCGCCCATGTTCCCGTGGTGGTTGCGGTAATAATTGTTCTAGCCAAATATGTCATCTTGATTATCCTAAATAATGAACCAATTAGTTCCGTCTGAAATAACAGTGTAGCAATCGTATTGAGCCAGTGACACACCTGTTCCAGCCGCTACGCCGTCAATTGTTCCCCCTGCGCTAGTCATGGTAATTGCACCTGTACTCGTATTTTTTACCCAATACATTCTTCCTGAACACGTTGTGGCATTCGGAAGTGCATAATTTGCCGCAGCAAGAATAACTGAGTTGGCTGTCCCAGAAGTTGCTGTAGTAATGGCAAAGGTTCCGTTAGCATGAAGGGTAGCTTTTGGATCAGTGGTCCCAATGCCGACGTTTCCAGAGGAATTGATGTATATTCGGGATGCATTAGCAGTCATAAGACTTAGAGTAGAAGAACCCCAAACTATTGCACATTGAGCCGATCCACTATTGCCATTTTGATCTACATCGCGCAGTATACGAAAATCTTCTGTCGTCCAGTCTCCAATATTTGCTCCCGTTGACGCTCTAACATTTACAATTCTTAATCCATCATTAAGAGCACTTCTATTATTAGCAAAATATGCCATATTTGAGTAACTGCCTGCTGTTAAAGCAGGCTTTGGAGTGCAGACAGCAAAACCGTATGCAGTAGGAGTGTCTGCGGCTCCTCCAGAGACATACATTTGGGGACCGTTATCAGTATTGACATTCACTAGAATTTTGCCAGCAGAAGTGATTCGCATTTTTTCTGTGGTCGAATCCGTCGAGGAAGCATATGCAGCAGATAATGTAGAAAAAACAATATCTGTGCGTTGAGTAAGGTGATAAAGATTAGCAGCATTATTGTTTGTGTAATTAATTGCTTCAATTTTTGCGCCCAAAGTATCTTGTTGAGCATCTCTCCAAGAGGAAAATACTATGCTATGTCTATTTATTTCTTGTCCGGTAGCGGTGTAATTCCCCGCAGTATAGGTACTTATAATACCGCCAACCCGTAATGTTGCACTTGATGCGACTCCAGTGGAAAACAATCGCATTCTCTCTGTTGGAGTGTCTCCAGCAAGATCATCACCGGTAGCAAATTTCATTGACCACGATCTTGCGTTTGTTGCTCCTCCATAAGCACCATAAGAAATTCCTCCGCTATATCGGGTACCGTAATCTGTTCCGGTCCAATTATTACTAAATGTCGCGCCAAAATTAATAAAACTTTCTCTTCCCAAAGCCGCAGAAGTTGTTCCGGAGACTGGAGATAATCTAAGAAGGTAGTTGAACCCCTGTGTTGTTCCTCCCAGAATATCGAGATTTGCCCCCGGACTCGTGGTCCCAATGCCGACGTTGCCAGAAGAAGTAATCCTCATGCGTTCTGCAAGTGTCCCGGACGATCTTGTGTAGAATGCCAAATCTCCAGCAGTATTCGAATTTGATGTTCCAACTAATCCGGCAATCGACGCAAGATCAACTGATGCGCCTCCTCCAGTAAACAGCAAGGATGGCCCCCATCCTGCTACATACCCACTGACAATGACTGAAGTGATCGTTCCTGCAACAGGGTCTGTTCCTCCGGGATAGGAATAGGCAATCACCAATTGGCTGGAACCATTGACGCTCGTTCCTGTAACGGCGACATAGGTGCCCGCCGCCATCGTTCCGAGATTTCCAACTGCACTTGTCGCAGTCAAGATCATGCCGGTATAAATAAGTGAACTAGTATATGCCTCCGCACTTGTAATGGTAATGGTGCCAATTTTTGAGGCAGTATTCACCGTCACGGTGCCGTTCGCAAACGTGAAATAGGATGAGTTGACTACCAACCGTTGTGCGATTGTTACGCCCGAGCCTAGTGTCTGGACATCAAGAGGGTAAGACGCCGTTCGTGTTCCGATTCCGACATTACCCGATGAAACCGTCAGTCCGTTAGGAAAATCTGGCTTGGAACCAATATTGACGTTTGCAGTAGATAATGTCTTGATACTCATTTAACTAATCTCCGCTCCAAATGCACTGAACGATACAGTTGTCGCACTTGAAGAACACAATAATTTCTCTCCTGAAGAAAGAGTAATTCCAGAAGTAATAAAGATTGTATCATTGGCGGGAACAGTGGAATTGAATGCAAGATATCCCGCATCAACAAATGCCGTCGTAGTACTCACACACAATCGATACGTCTGCGCAGTTGCAGACTGATTGCAAATAGCAATGGTACTGACGACAACGGTGGAAACCGTTGTCGTATAGAGTGTCTGAACGGTCGTCACGCCTGCAGCAGCCGTTGATGCTGCAGCTAGCCTCTTGTATGTCGTTGGCATAAATTATGTTCCCTTCTTCGCCGCATCAGCCACTGCCTTTGCCATTGCTGTTTCATACGCCGCAATGGAAGTAAAATCGCCGGGAAGAAATACATCTTCAGATGGAATGTACCTATATCCAATACCAGCATACATCTTCCTGAACTTCCCATTATAACTGGTCTGTACCCAGTTACCACCGAGAAGGCTCTGGCAGAACGCCTTGCCAAGTTCCTCGCTCTCTTGTCCGGCAGCATCCTTGAGGACATCATTTCCTACGACGATGACTCGCTGGACAATATTGTTTGAATCAAGTTCCGCAAAATGTGCCATTTCTTTTTTCCTTTTAAAGTTTTACCAATACTATTACAACGCCTGATCCGCCGGTTGCTCCAGCACCGTTTAAATTTGCACCAGCACCCCCTCCACCACCTGTATTTGCGGTACCTGCTATGCCACCAGTTCCGCCACCATTAACGGCACCAGCACCCCCACCACCTGTGCCGCCTGCTCCTCCGGTACATCCCCAGCCTCCGCCACCCCCACCACCCGCTCGCGTAACACTAGTGCCCGTAATGGCAGACGCTGCTCCACTACCACCAGCACCTGCAACGCCAGATACACCTGCTGATCCTGCCGCACCTGCCCCGCCGCCTCCGCCACCGGAGGAGCCACTGCCTCCAGTGGAATATCCGCCTCCCCCAATATTGCCCTGACCTGATACAGCCGATCCTCCCAGAGAACTAGTAGCGGCCCCGCCTCCACCCCCAGAACCGCCTTTTAATCCATAATTGCCACCGCCACCAGTAGAGCCTCCGCCACCAAAAGCGTATGTTGCTCCCACTACGGATTCTGTTCCATTGCTTGATGGTATTACCGTACCGCCAACCCCTCCTGCTCCTCCAGCCCCAACTATCACAGAATTAGAACCAGCCGAAAGCCACACGTTTGTTGCAAGAAAATGACCGCCGCCACCGCCGCCGCCGCCAATGTCGTTGCGGCCCCCACCACCACCACCAACTAACAACATATCTACAAACCCGGATCGAGTGACATTTAAATAATCTGATGAATTAAAAGTCACGTATCCATAAGAAACTCCGCCACTTGTGTATGTGCCTGTTAATGTATTTCCAATCGCCGCATTAGATAAACCACCATAACTCAACCAAGTAGTCTGTTCAATATTTGGTATGGCAACGATGACAACGCCGGAGCCACCTGCCGATCCAAACCCAGCGCGATCACCGCCTCCGCCGCTTCCGGTGTTTGTTTGTCCCTTTGTGATTCCTGAGTCAAACAATGCCTGTGTCAAATATCCGCCCGTGCCTCCACCTCCTGATCCTCCCGCTAAAGTAATCCCGTTAGTCAAACTACCCCCTGTGCCCCCACCTGCTCGTGTTATTCCGTCAATCCAAGCAAGTCCTGCACCGCCCACACCGGGAGAACCAGTACCACTGTTTCCAGTTCCTCCGGCAGTTGATGCCCCCCCACCTCCGCCAGCATTGTTAGTGGTTGATCCTCCGCTAACTCCACCAGAGAATCCCATGCCAGTGATGCCTGTACCACCCGCTCCCGCACCTGAACCTCCGGCACCTGATCCCCCAGAGCCACCAGTATTTCCGTAAGCCTTTGCCTCTCCTCCGCCAGTTGCCAAAAGATATTGCCCAGTTGGCGCAGTAATCGTTGTGTTCCCACCCGGAGTGCCACCGCCGCTTCCACCAGCACCACCGGCAGCCCCTACGGTGACTGTGTAATTGGTTGCAGATTTAAATGTCATTCCTGCGTCAACAAGACCGCCTGCTCCGCCCCCTCCGCCACAATTTGAGCCAGACCCGCCAGCACCACCACCACCACCACCAATAAGAAGCACTCTTGCATTGACATCCTTGCTCAATCCAGACAATGTTCCAGACGCAGTGAATGTATAGGTAGTGTAGACAACATTGTTATAGGTCAATGTTCCGGGCACAATAGGAGTAGAGCCAATCAAGGCAGTTACTGCGACTGGTGATCCTACGTTGGGAAGGATTTGGCGGGGTACGGCAATGCCTACAATGCCCGATCCCCCCGCGCCACCCACAGTACCATCTCCATATGTTCCACCGCCGCCACCACCGGTATTCACCGCGGCTGCCGTTGCTCCTGCACTACCGCCACCAGCCCCACCTGCGCCACCGCCATCGTTGCCACCACCACCGGCATACGTGACTCCATTTATCGACCATGCTTTTCCGGGGGCACCGGGAATTGCCACCACACCCGCAAGCACGGGTGTTGCTGGCTTTATTCCTGATGCACCACCACCTGCACCAGAATATCCATCTCCTCTTGCTTCACCATCGCCTCCATCGCCTCCTTGTGCAAGCGGATGAGCAGTTGAATTAGAGTCTAAAAATGATGCTAGACCACCCGGCGTTGCTGAAGAATTGCTAGACTGCTTTCCTCCTCCGCCACTTCCGCCAGAAAGTCCGTTTCTACCCGTGTAAATTCCTCCAGACCCGCCGCCATATGCTATCAATTTAAGAACTGAGTTACTGTATATGGTCGTATCTGATCCGTTTGATCCACCACGAGTTGCTCCAGCCCCCCCTGCACCAAGAGTAATCGTGTATGTTGTGCCACTTGTAACATCGACGCCTGTTTCTAGGAATCCTCCAGCACCGCCCCCTCCTCCTCCCCATGCTGCTCCCGCCGCTCCTCCGCCAACAAGAAGCACAGTTGCCCTACAGTCCCTATTGGAAGTCCAATTTCCAGAACCAGTACACATCCACACATCATATGTAACACCATTGGCAACAGAGACGGATTGCGTCCACGTCCCTGTAGTAGTTGCAACTACTGGACCATACGTCACACCAAGTTTATTTATTTTATTATTAACATTTAAATTTGATGCGGCTTTGATCGCCATTACGAAACCTCTACACCAAATGCGCAAATATTTATATTTGTACTACTTGCGCTAAACAATAATTTTGATCCATTAGGAATGGTAATTCCTAGTGTCAAAAACACTGAATCATACGCAGGAATCGTTCCGCCATCAACAATCATCTCGTTCAATGCATGAGCCGTTGTCGTGGAAATGCCTAATCTATATGTGGCTGCAGTTGATCCCTTATTGCAAATCACAACAGTACTGACAATCGTAGCAGATGTCCCAGAAGGAGTATAAACATTCTGCGCCCCTGTTGTTCCTGCAATAGCATAACTTGTTGTAGTTGCTGTGGTTTGACATAGTACCTTGTATGCCTCAGCCATTGTAGATTTCCTTCCCGGTATATGTATTATACATAATTTATATTATACTCCCATGAATAAAAACGAACGCGCGTAGTTCACCGTCTCTGGAATGGTGATTGTAGCCCACGTTAAATCGCCGTTTGCAGCAGATTGTAAATATTGCCCTGCGGTTGGACTACCACTAGGCAATGTGTACGTTACGTTGGAACTTGTATCGGCTGCCTTGATAATTGTGTAGTTTGAAGTTGCTCCATTCAAGCGCAATGTTCCCGTGATTGTGGAGTTCCCTGTGACGGTAATGCCACCACTGGCAACCGTGAGCCCAGTGAGACCGCCAAGTGTTCCCGTGATTGTGGAGTTCCCTGTGACGGTAATGCCACCACTGGCTACCGTTAATCCAGTGAGACCGCCAAGCGTTCCGGTGATTGTGGAGTTGCCCGTGACGGTAATTCCGCCTGCGCTGACTGTAGCGCCTCCTGTGGTAACCGTAATTCCACCGCTTGCGACCGTTAGTCCAGTAAGACCGCCAAGCGTTCCGGTGATTGTGGAGTTACCTGTGACGGTAATGCCACCACTGGCTACCGTTAATCCAGTGAGACCGCCAAGTGTTCCCGTGATTGTGGAGTTCCCTGTGACGGTAATGCCACCACTGGCTACCGTTAATCCAGTGAGACCGCCAAGCGTTCCGGTGATTGTGGAGTTACCTGTAACCGTAATCCCATTGGCAGACACCGTCATTCCTGTGGAAAATTTTCCTGCACCCGCAACATCCAATTTGACGGTAGGAAGGGCGACACCGATACCTACTGTTCCATCTGAATAAATGCGCATGCGTTCTGAAAAACTCGTTGCCGCACCGTGACCGCCAGCATTGCTTGCCGCCGTGGTAAAGACAAGGCTTCCGCTATTTTCCTGAATAAGCCACGCAAAACCGTTTCCGGCATATTTCCATGCCGTAGAGTCATAGTATGAATTAATGGCAAATGTTCCGCCAGCAGATGCTTCAATTGCTATTGAATTGGCAAATACATGAGAAGTAGTGCTTGTATAAGTGTTTGTGCTGCCAAATTTAGAAACTCCAGATGCCAAATGCAACGAGGCAGTCGGCGTTGTTGTACCGATACCAACTGATCCTGCTTCAAAAATTGCCGCATAATTAGTAGTTCCACCAGTTGCGGTGACATACAAGGCCCGATTGACTGCACTTGATCCATTCCAAGTGCCAGTACTGTTAATTGACACACCAGTTTTCATGATGCTAGCAGTTGAACTTGTGTCGGTTACATTTACAATCAAAGAAGTAAACGCAGTTGTTCTTGCAACATTTGTCTGATGACTGCTATCTCCAATTACTGATGATCCGCCGCTACCAACGGTCAATCCCGTCAACCCACTCAACGTGCCAGTTATTGTTGAATTGCCCGTAATGGACGCTCCTCCAGAAGCAACGGTCAGTCCAGTCAATCCGGTAAGCGTTCCCACTACTGTAGAGTTGCCAGTGACTGCAATGGCAGCGCCGAAAGTCTGTAATGCACTGAATGTATTCGCAACGCCTGTATTTGCGCCAGTTCCCCCACCGATCACTGTAGAGTTTCCGGTTGTTCCTGAGCGATAGTAGACAGCCCCGCCAATAGCATAGATTTCTGTCAAGCCAGTACCCGGAGGTGTGGGTGCTGCCGTCATATCAGTTAATATGATTGGTGCATTTTGAGAAAATGTTTGCGGAGCAGTCCATGTATTCGCCGACGATGAGGTTGCGCCGCCTCCTCCTCCGCCGCCGCCGCCCGATCCTGTTAATACCAACCCTTCGTCGGTTGCAGTAAATCCGGGCGTGGACGAAGTGAGCGCAATTTCACCAGAGCTAGTTCCTGCTTGATAGTACAGATTTCCATCTGACTTGACATACAGGAATATCTTGTTTGCTCCGGGACCAGCTCCCGGTGTTGTCGTTGCATTCAGCGTAATGCCAGTATTGATTACTGGAGAAGTCAATGTCTTTCCAGTAAGGGTTTGCGTTGCCCCAAGAGTTACCACCGTATCTCCAGCGGCAGGGAACGCAAAAGTTTGCGCATCTGCTCCAGCCGTAAACGTCATGGTATTTGAAACAGTGAGGGTCTTGGATGTGGTTCCACCAGCAATGGTGAATCCTGTGCTTGCAGCAGTCAATGTCAAACCGTTGATTGTTCCAAGAACAGTAACTGTTCCTGCGTTAATTTTGAGTGTTTGATTTGCCGCAGTTGCATCAAATATTCCATACAATAATGCTTTTGCTTTATCTCCCGCTGTATCTGTGCGATCTTGATTGTCTACATAGAATGAATTGCTTGCCGTTTCATATTTTCCGGCAAAATATCCCAGAGCAACATTTCCTGCTCCAGTAGTGGCATACAAGGCATTTGATCCTACTGCGGTATTTGTCCCTGTTGTAACTGCAGAATACAATGCTTGAAAACCAATAGAAGTATTATTTGCTGCTGTAGTAACACTTCGAAGACTATTTGTACCAACGGCAGTGTTTGCATCTCCCGTTGTGCTGCTCAATAGTGCTTGTGATCCAACCGCTGTTGCATTTGATGCAGTGTGAGAAGTCGCCGCAGAATACCCAATTGCAGTGTTGTTTGAGCCAATCAGAAGTGATCGCAAAGTAACTGAACCAACGGACGTATTCTTCTCTCCTGTTGCGCCTGTGCCTTGCAACTGAGATTCAAAACCAATTGCAGTGTTGTTTGCGCCCGTCAAGTTTCCAGAGGTCTTGCCCAAGGCGGTGCCATTGGTAGCATTTCCTCCTGTGCCTACATACACTCCATTGACGGTTGTTGCAGTCGCTGCGCCAAGAGATGGTGTTGTGAACGTCTTGTTCGACAACGTCTGTGTGGCTGTCAGAAGCACTACCTCATCGTTGATGGAACCCGGAAACGTAAATGTTTTTGCATCCGTTGTGGCTGCAAGCGTTATGGAGTTACTAACCGAGAGCGTTTTGGCATTGGTAATGGTCAACGTTCCAGTAGTTGTGGTGATTGCCAGTCCATTGATCGACGTTGCCGTAGCAACACCGAGTGCGGGAGCGGTAAGCGTGGGTGACGTAAACGTCTTGTTCGTGAATGTTTCGGTACCCGCGAGCGTGGCAAGCGTCCCTGTCGTAGGTAACGTAACATTTGTCGTTGCTGTAGAGGTAAGCGTGATCGCAAATGTTCCGCTTGTGCTGAATGCTCCTGTTGTCGTGACATTTCCAGCAAGTGTAATGGTCCGGTCTGCTCCCCCGGCCGCAAAAGTAATTGTCCTATCGGCACCCATTGCATCAGAAGTGGCAAAAGTCAGGTTGTAAGGAGCCGCATTGGTTGAGCGCAATGAAAACCCTGTGACAGCCGTATGCGTCCCACCGTTGATAGTCGGGCTCGTGAGGGTCTTTGCAGTCAAGGTTTGCGTTGCCCCAAGAGTGACAACCGTATCTCCAGCGGCAGGAAAGGCAAACGATTGCGACTCCGCTCCGGCCGTAAACGTCATGGTATTGCTGACGCGGAATGTCTTGCCCTCATCAATAGTGATGGTGGATCCAGTCGCCGGAGTAGTGATGGTCACATTGTTGTATTTGGTTGCAACAATATTGCCGCTTACCTTGAGATTATTCGCTCCGGGATCAGTGTACGCACTTACACCGATGTAGACTCCACCGGTATCATATCCGCGGAAAAATTCTGTCATGGTCGCGCCACCGGAAACCCTCGACCAGAGGCTCAGGTATCCCGCATTGTTGGCAGCAGTACCGTTGAGTTTTTGCCCGCTGATGCCCGCCCATGCTGTATACGCAGTTGTGGCTCCAGCGTATCCCCCAAAGACAATTCGCCCTCCGACACCTGCGGCCATTGCCGTAGTGTCACGAACAGCCAATACACCAGCCAATCCTGCATTGCTATTGGCACCATAGACATCAAGACTGATTGCTTCTGCGGTCTGAATTGCCGCAGTGACACCGATTGCAGGTAAATATCCGCCATATCCGTGCGTATGATCTCCTCTGGAGACGGCTGACGCAGTACCAACAACTGCCGTAGAAGACACGTTTGTCACTGTTGTGGAATACGCATCGGCTCGTGCATGCTTGTGATCTCGTCGAGCCGGATATGTGCTTGTTCCCGCAGCTACGCTATCACCGGGAGTGGAAGATGGCGCAGCAGGACTGGATTCGGTATCGCTGTACGTCAATGGCGTGACTGTCAAGGTGACATCAACCGACTCGGTTGATGAATTGTCTACTGCAACAATCGTCATTCCGCTCGGAATGAGGTTGATGGATCGTCGAGTGCCATACGATGTACCACTGACCATGACCGTGTGTCGAGCCAAGGCATCTATAGTTCCAGTGATATTTCCCGTTGATGCGGTAACCGCAAATGTTCCATTAAGCGTGCCACCTCCAGATGCGGTAAGCGCTCCGGGAATGGTGATCGCTCGACTTGATCTCGTAATGGTAAGCGCATTGCCAATCAGTGTCCCGGTGTCTCCATATGCATCAATGGAGAAATTGGAACCTGCATTTGTTCCGCCTTCAACGGTTGTTGTCGATGACAATCGCCACCGTTCAGATGTTGTCCCATTGTTGTTCTTGAGCAAACGAAGAACGGCGGAATGATTGGTCGTTCCCGGAGCAGAAGACCACGCAACAATATCCATGCGTCCATCCGCATTCGCGGCGTAAGGCTTCAGCGTCAAGACGGAGGTGTCTGCGTTGTTTCCAATAATGGTCGCCCCTGTGTTGGTCACGGATAATCCGGCACTAATTCCCAATGATCCCGTAATAGCGGAATTTCCGGTAATTGTTGCACCACCTGCCGAAATTGTTGCACCACCCGCTGTGACGATCAATCCTCCAGCAGTGATCGTTGTTCCCAGACCAATTGTGACGGCTCCATCAACATTGAGATTTGCGGTGCCATTCTGCGTTGGAATGGTGTAGTTGGACAGGGCCGTGCCAGTGTCATTGTATGTTGTGGCAGTAATTCCTGTGGCCAACTGTTTGTAAGAACTGGTGCTTGAATCATACTTCAGCACATCATACGTATACGCATTGGTTACTGAGGCCCAAGTGATGACATTATAGACAGTGTTACTCAGAGTAGTTGGTCCGGTACTTAAAGTAAACACCGCAGAAGGAGCAGTCTTGTTTCCATTACGGTCAACAGCAACAACGCGGTACGAATACGATGTCGATGTAGAAGTAGCGGCATTCGTTACGGTAGAAATGGTCGGATTGGACAATGCCCGAATTGTGGCTCCGCCCGCAAATACATCTAACCCGGCAGTTGGCAATACTCCAACTGGAAGCCCTGCACCAAGGTCTCCTCCTGCGCCGAGGTCAGACACAAATCGCGCAATGGTCGAACTGATAGCTGCTGCACCAGTACCTCCGGCGGTAATTCCCAGAACACCTGTTCCGTATTGATACAAACCAGTGTTGGTATCACCAGACCATGAATAAACTGGATTTGCTGATGTGCCTGCCGAGTCTTGCTGAATGGTCTTGGTAATGATTGGCGCATTACCAAGCGTGCGTATATACAACGGCACTGAACTCTGGCCACTATTGGGTGATGTCGTGGCAATCGACGCATCTGTTGCTCCGCCAGCGATCACCACGGCGCGTGCTAGGCCAGCTCCAATCGTTGCCGCTCCACCCGTTGTCAATGCGGTTGGTGACGCCACTGAAGATACAGCATCTCGCAAATCCGCAAAAAACGCATTGCCTGCATCCAGATACACGTATCCAATGGGAATGCCATACACGCGACCATCAACGGTGTTGAGTAGCAATGCGTCTGCAGCAGTGCCGTCTCCGGCAATAAAAAGATTTGTATCGCCTTCAATGTTGAACTCCAAGTTAAGATTTATCGAGTTCACAACATTGGTTTGATCGGCACGCCTGAAATAACGTCCGCTTTGTGAAGCAGTTTTTCCTCCTTGAGCAAGGACCGATAGATTTGGAGTGACAGTTGAGCCAGAAACGTCTGCAAACCCTTTGCTATGAAGCGTCGTATTGACACCTGTGGTTTGCCGTATTCTCCATCGAGCTTGGATACGTCGAGTTGTTTCAGCACCAAAACTCGTGTCTTTTAACTCATTGACAAGTGTGGCATTGGTTTCTCCTCCATAATAACGGACATCGGAGGCTTTTTGTTGTGCAGTTGGATCGGCTGAACCATCTGCTGTTTCAGCAATTCCATCTGGAACAACTTCTTGAAACCAAATTTCCAACCAAAGAAAAATAGCATTGGTTGTTGAAGTGCCTGCTGGCGAAATAGACACATTGGTCGCATACGTTGGACTATTAGTCGGACTCGCCACTCTGACGTAGGAACCAAAAAAATTCACACGAGAGTCGGGAATAATTGCCGTTGTTGCGTCAACAGAAATGTTATTGATAGTAAAAAATCCAGATCGCACCAACAAGCGAGATAGCTGCGTCACGTTTTCTCTTGAAATTCTTTGCATGACATTTAAGTCAAAATCCAGAATGCTTTTTCCTTGCTGGAATAGCACAGAATCCCAAGACTTATTCCCAATGTCAATTGAAGAAATTCTACTGATCCGTAACGGCGTTGCTCCCAATGTCGGATTAACTGGCTTCACTCTCTTGCTCCATTACTACTGTACTTGAACAGTAAATGATATTCCTGCTGGTTTCCATTGATTTATTAACGAGTATAAAAGAGAATATTCTTGTTGCGTTAATGTGTACGATCCATCAGGTGTATTGACATACACCACGAATGATCCTGCTCCTGTACTTGGTCCTAATGTAAATGCCAAATTCGGATCATCGATAGTATACCCATTCGCGACGGCCTTTATAAGGGTTGATGATACTTGAGGGGAAATTGTCTGGCTCAAGACATACGTGCCATTTTTGCCTTCTGCGTTATTTCCTGCATTTACTGTAATTGTTGTATTGTCAGGAATATTTGTGCCTGATATTTTTAACACTGATGCGCCAAGCGAACGGAAATATCCTTGCGGCACAGAAGGGGATGTTCCAATAACCAATTGATTGGAATTATTTGCAACGGTTCCGTATCCAAACGCATTTCCTACAATTGGCAATGTAATTGGATATGACTGTGCATAAAATGACGCTGCGATATTTGATTGTGTTGTCAATGCTGGCTGACTAATAAGACAAGTAATATTGCCCGACACATTTGATCCAACGGTCAACAGAACAGTTCCTGTCGGAATGCCTGTTGCAACAATGACTTGTCCTGTTTTAAGAGTTCCTGTTACTGATGAAGCCGAAATCACCAGTGAGGTTGAACCCTGACTAATTGTCGATGCCGCGCTTATCGCCGATGCGGTACTGGCAAACCCCTTGTCTGCTGACAAATTGGCAAGTCCCAATGGCGATCCACCGTCCAGAACGTTAATGTCTGTTGACAACGAGCCACTTAACAATGACGATAGTGCTACGTTGTTTACTTTGGGATAAACAACTTGCCTTTGCACGCGATTTCTGTACGCAATATCATCCAAAATTTCTGAAGTTAATCGATCAACATTAAGAAGATGTCCCCAGAAATCAGCCCATTGTCCACCTGCCAGTCGCTGATCAGTCTGACGCAATGAATACTCCATATTTTGTCGTGAATCAGCAAGCGCCGTAGCAAAAGGCATTAGGAATGCATAATTAACACTATTGAATTTGGGCCATATGGTGACGCTATTTGTAAGTTCCGCAACACCTTCAATAAGACTTGTGGAGATTAATGAGCGATCAGACGTTGGCAATTCTCCATAAGGATATGCCATAATGCCCTTGTTGTCATATTTGACCATAAAATATGTACATAACGACAATATGGTGTGTTGTTTTAATTCTATAATTTCAGAAAAAATATCGGTAATTGTAGAGTATACGTATAATTTCCCATCGGAAATCATTATTGAAACAGATAATGCTTCATTCCATTTTGAACTATCAATGTAAAAAACTATTGCAGAAGTCTCCAGAGGTTCTTTATTAAAAGAATCTGGCATTTGATCCAATAATCTTTGCAATATGCTAGTGTTTGGCGGAAGTGCCGTAATCGTATTCAAGGCACACCCCTTTTATCTCAATATAATTGATCCACAAACAAGAATTTTTCCTGTTAATGGAACAATAATTTCTTGATCTGCGTTATTTGAATCAAAGACATTTATTTTTACGGACGCCATTCCCGGTGTGGCCATGATTGCCTGAATAAGAGACGATTTGTTAAATGCTTTTGTAATTGGCGACGTAAACGTATAATACAATGTCGAACTTTTTGTGTCTATGTAACTCATGGAATTTGACCCAGAATATTTGACAGTCTCCAAATATCCCCATGAAGAAGCTGCTTCGTCCCATCGCAATATATCATACGAAACAATTGTTGGGCCAGTGGTATTTCTTGTCCAAGTTATAGTATTATTGGCAATTGCTGCTCCATTGGTAATTGAATATGGAGCAGAAGGAATTGATTTGTTTCCATTTGAGTCAGTTGCAACAATTTGATATTGATAATAGACGTTTCCAGTGGGGGCGTTAGCCGATACCGTTTGAATTGCTGGAACTTGAAATCCGTCGCTAATATCTAATGAGTCAAAATAATTTGCAATAGCGTATTTAATAGATGTTCTAACAATTAACAATGAATATCCCGACAATGTAGTTGCATAAACATACACATCTTGTGTTTGCGTAGTTGCCCCTGCAACAGTGACGGGAATTCCTGCAGGCTTATATCCCGGATATTTGTTTCCCTGTTCGTCTACATACCCATCAATAGTGTTCTGTGTTTTGTCAATTAATGTTTGACTGCTTCCAGTTGATGTGCCGTTATGAATATATAGTGTAACAACTTGCGCCGATGTTTCTATTGGAATGGCTTTTGTCACTTGTTCAACAATAAATCCATTGCCATCATATAATCGAACTGTTTGCGCTCCCGCACCAATTGAGTATGCGGTTCCTCGTGCCAAATCGCGAATGATTTTTCCAAATCGAATTCTCCACTCTTCTTCAGTTTCTATTTCTGCTCCATTAACAATTGCTTGAGGATTATTTCCAGAAGAAATTCCATAAATCGTTGTCAATAAATTTTGTATGGTATTTGCAGGAGTATTTCCAACTGTTCCATATGAGGTTGAAATAATTGTCGTTGTTGCCTCGTTTGACGCTTCAGGCAATACCTGTTGATACGGAACCTCATACGTCCGAGACGTTCCGAACACTCCTACTCTTGTTCCGGCACCAATTGAAATATCTCCCTGCACTCCAAAAGCAGTCGCAAGTCTCGGCCACGTCCCAATAGTGCCTCCAGTTCCCTGATCAGATGAAGCACCGCCAATGCCCGAATCAACTGCTTGCCACACAAATTGTGTGCCTACTTGTGTCTGACTGGATACTTCTCCAATATAGAATGATTCGGTCCATCTATTTGCAACATTAACAATTGTCAAATTTGTATCGACAAATGAAACTGTCGTCGGGTCAATTATGTCTTTATAGACGAGATTCGCGGTCATGGCACTATTTGTAGCACGATAAATCCTAAATCCAATATTATTGGTCATTGAGTCCCAGCCAATTGTCGCGCTACGCAGGGTGGATGCAGCCGTGACAGACACTGGAATTGATCCTAGACTTTCGCCGCTATTTGTCAAACAAGAAATGCTGTAATAATATGTTGTTTCTATAGTAAGTCCAGTGCTAGCACTATTGCTGGTTTGCACAACAGTTGCCCCAGATGGAATAGTCAGTGAATAATTAATTACGCTGCGATAAATCTTATAGGCCAAAGGTCTCGATGCTGTATCTCCAGATACTGATGGTGACCACGTAATATATGCGGTGTTTAATGTGGGAGTCGAGCGTACATATCCGCCAAGTGTCTCTGCTGCTGCACTATTGGTCAGATTTCTCGCTGTTACGCCCCATGTGTACTCAGTTCCCGGCCAAATACGATACGTTGTAAAATTGGAACCCGAATCAGTAAATGTTACTGTCGCTCCACTGCCAATGGATACAGAAACTGCATTCATCATGTATGCGTTGTCGGCTCTGTATATCTTGTATCCCGTTGCATTAGTCACAGCCACCCATGTGAGTGTTATCGTTTGCGGACTCACAAGAATCATTTTTCCACTCACAGGATCGCTGCCGAGTTGCTCTCCTGTGGAGAACACTGGAGTAATACTGTAATAATAAGTTCCCGCACTTAATCCGCTTGTACCGCTTGACGTTTTGCCTGAAAACGTTGCTCTGACCAACCTGTTTCCATTAACAGCGGCATACGTCACTGCCACGTTTGATGGCGCATCCAGCATTTTGCGATAAAATGTGAATTGTCCATACGCACGTACTGCGTCAAGTAGGGGAAGTCCAAACGCTTGCTTGATAGACGTGCGCACACTATCTGTTATGCCTTGAGCAAAACTGACATTTTGTCTAAAAATTTCTTGTGATACCGCTTCGATTAATGACCGCACTATGCTTCCTTGATTAAAGTCATTAATTCTTGTGGTATGTGACGCCATGTAGTTAACCATTGAGGCAACAAGGTCTTCTTGTTTCCTTAGTTTGAATATTCCATCATTTGCCATTGTCATTGCCATATTTTCATTTTACCAAAATTCTTCGTTATTGACTTGCTGGCTTTAGATCGGCAAGACAATTGGATTAAAATTTAATTGAACGCCGTTTTCAGCAACCGTTGCCGATAAATTTGTAACAGTACATGCTCCTGTTGTTGCGTCATAGTTCAATACGATATTGTCTACCGATTGTATTCTTTGTTCGCTAAGAATTGTTTTTTGCAATTCTCCACGTACTTTCAGTAAAAATCCTACGCGATATCGTTCTCCAAGTAAGGTGAGCGCAGTATTTCCAAATGTAGGTCTTGTTGTCAAAGCCCCATATTTTGTGAGCAACCTGCTTCTAATTGCCTGCCGCACGTTGCTCAATCCAGTTACTGTTGTCGTATCTCCGGGATACTCTTGACTATCAAACGTCAAAAATCCTAATTCATTTATTTTTATATCTGTTCCAAATGTGTTTATTGCTTGAGTGTTTACATGTTTATTAATTATTAATCTAGATGTTTGTTCCTGACTTGTTTCAAGATGAATGATGTCTCCTGTTTTTAATACTTGCGTGTCAAATGTGTTGGGATCGCTATGAATGCTAAAAATAATTCCGATTTCGTATGAATGTAAAAATCCAATTTTTGCGGTATTTGATACAGGCGCTTTTTGTGTGTTTAGCGTAATTCCATTTGTTGGCTCAACATATGTTTGATTTTTTGCAGTAAATGTTGTTGCAAATAATCCATTTTGTTGTTTGTACAATAATTCAGGATTTGTTCCGACATACACATTCACGCCAATGACGTTATCTGGCCAAATAATTGGAGAAGACATAGACATTAATTCATTTTGAGGTATTGCTATTCCAATTCTTGCTCCACTGTCTGAATCAATGTTGTCCGGTGATGTCATTGTTTCGCCATTATGTGTGATGTATGTATATTTCACATAATATGTTCTAGCAGGCAATGATCCTCCGTTAATTGTAGACACATATTGCAGTGCCAATGTTGTAGGATTTTCTAATGTCAATGCATCAAACACCACAGTTCCTGCAGCAACTGATTGATACGTATTATCTGGCTTTTTAATTGCATACGCCGATGGATAATACGTATCAATTGTCAAAGCATCATGAACATAATCTCCGTTTCCATCGTATCTTCTGACAAAAAATATTGATTTACTAGTTAATAACGATTCTGGCAACATTCCTGAATCAACATACGTTTTTAAATTAATGGAAATATCACCGGCATCAACTGATGCCGGAAGCATTAATTCTGCATGAGGTGTTCCATATTGATCTCTTATGTCGTCAGAAATATAAGGGTATCTTAATTTATTAAGCGGAATAAGTGACGGCCACGCAGATGTATCTCCTAATTGTCGTTGCGCTATTGTTTCTAACGTATCACTTTGTTTGACTACATAATTTTTATATGTTGACATTTTTTTTCCTTATTTTATACAAATATTACATTTACAAGTAATTCTTTTAATTTATTATTAATGTTAAAATCTGCACTTGAATTATCGTTGTGTATGATATTATCTGCTAATTTCCATTGTTGAAGTTCTTTTAGTGCTTGCAGACCAGCAGGTGTCAATTGAATTGCCGTCCCTCCAGATGCCACATTATCAAACAAAATGGCATTTTTAAATCTCATCATGTTTGCTTCTGTGTCAGTGGCAAAAATTTTTACTTTTGCCAAAAATAATTCTGTTTCAACATTTAAAATGGGAATTTCATACATCAATCCTGAAATGCATTTTGCTATTGCCTCTGATATTTGAGCGCATATCACCCTTGCTTCTGGAGTATGTTCCGGCATTGTTTCATACGATTGTTGCAAAAAAAATGACACATATTCTAAAGAAGGATACAATTTAAATAATGTTTTAATTTCTGGCAACAATCTATGTCGTTTTGCGGTCATTGTTTCAGAATTTATTGTTTCAATTTCATTGTTATTTTCATTTAATGTGCTACCAAAAGCAACTTGAATAGACATGTGTTGCCTCCTTATTCGCCACCGCGGCCCTGACCGGTGTATGTGCGTGCCAATTCATCTGCAAAAGTAGATCCATACCTATTAAATCGTTTTGTTTTAACGCCTTTGACCATAACTGTCTCGTTTAATTTATAATTATTGTCAAAACTAATTGTTGGAACGGTAATAGTGGCATTTTCTTGAACACTTGTAAGAATGGAATCTCCAGTACCCAATACTGCTCTTTTTACAATAGATTTTGACGGTATACCATTAAGAGAAATAGTAGGATTTTCTCTGGCCAAAAATAATAATCGCGGATCATTATCTGCAAGTGGTGCAGCCATAGTTTTGCCATCGGGATTTTGCATCCATGCTGCGTATTGTTCCGGAGTAGTGGTGCTAGTGCCAAATATTACTCCTGCAAGTTGACGCAAACTCCAGTATTTCTGTATTGTCCCTGATCCAGATAATCGTTCTTGTTCTGTTTGTGTCACAATACTAGAGCCACCTAATGTCCACGTAGTATCTGAAAATCTTGCTTCTGCTACTTTTATCATCTCTGTAAGGTCAACATTTATTGGAATTGATCCTCCCGGCATTGCCTCTTTAATTGCAGACGACATTTGTTTTCTGACCGGAAATATATGCCTTACTGAATCTGGGATAAGATTTGATTTCAAATCTTTCATAACTTGTTCCTGATTTGGATATTTTTCGTTTGCGTTGTTTGATAAATAATTTCCGCTCAAACAAACCATTGATAATTGATAATTAAACATCAACGGAGCGCTTGCACTTCTGCGCAATGTCAATTCCCTAATGGCCACATCCCATTGTCCGTAATCAGGAGCATCAGGGAAGGAAATGGTTAACTTTAACGAAGTTGATTTTGACTCACCTTCTTTGCATTTTTTGTAATATCGAAAAATCATTTCCCTTAAAAGCACATACGACGCATAGGCAAACCCACTATTCATCAATCCTCCTAGCCTCCATCCAGTAACTCCTTGCAAATTGATCGTGGTGGTTCCATCACCCATGTGATCTGCATGAGTCTGCCCATTAATCGATTGATACAGCGCAAGACGAGCCGGAGTTGAAATATCAACTTGTTCAGGCAACACATAAAATACGTATTCGGAATAGTTTTCGCCTTCTTCATTTAGTCTCAGCGAAAACATGCTGTTGTTTATGTCCATGAAAGACTCCCCGGACTATTGTGGTCCACTTGTTGATTGATTCGAGCCATTTACAGATACCACATGATTATGAGTAACAAGATTTACTCCATTTACCGTGATATTTCCACCAGAACTATTAATACTTATAGTAGAAGATGTATTTATTGTAAGTGATCCTGTGCTTTGAATTGTGGTTGATCCAACCGCATTGACGTTTAAATTTGTTGGAGTAGATACCGACATATTTCCAAAAGGATCAATCACAACCGATGCGCCACTGGAATGCATCATGGTCACAAACCGTGGATCGTCCTTGACAATGGTCCATGGACGACTTTCATGAACATTGCCACTGGATAAATCCGTCAACCCTATGTTTTCCGTAATGGGAGCTACCTTGAAATACGTTCCATCAGGGAACGCAAATTCATACGTTCCATTGCTTGTCATCCTGCTATACACATCACTAGCATGACGATCTATTTTTGTTCCCGGCTCATCAAATGAAAATTCATGATAAAGGGGCGGAAGAAAACCGACACAAATAGGAAATATTGGATTATTGTTGGCAAATACAATAATCGCAATGGCATCATCAACTCCGTCCAAAGCCGACAATCCGGAAAACGACGTATCCACTGGTGGAGCAACACTGGGAATCCAATGAGATGCTTCCGATTGCGTAAATACACTCGATGCAATTGGCACGTCGATCCATGGTCCTGACCCCTCGTCCATGTGCATGCCAACACACTTCAACGTCCTCTTGGCCCAGTTGATGCCCAACACACGACCAAGCATCGGCCCACGAGATGTGCCATACGCGCTTTCCACGCCATTTCGCACATCCGCCATTGCGGCAGAACCCCTCATGGTTGTTGGATATGTTCCCATTTTTCTTCCTTTTTAAAGTGTATTAGGATCAGGCCTAGATTGAAGTCCCGCTAACGCATAACCACTGATGCTTTGCGGGCGATTAACTCCATCTACGTGCTGCATGTATTCGCCCTTGAGTCTGTCCCTGTTTAATTGTCCATCGACGTTTGAAATACGTGTCAATCCCAATCTGGTCAAGAATTGCGGCGCAGGAGACACTACCCATGAATGTTCGATACTTTGGACGTATCCTGTAAGTTGACGGGGATCATTGTCGTCTCCAATTTTGATCCATTGTCCTAATTTTACGTCTGGAGTTCCAATTATTGTAATTGATCCTGTATACAACAAATCGGTAAATGTAAAAATATCGACAAGCCATTTGTTGCAATCCTTAGCAATGAATTGCAATTCAAACGATACTTCATTTGATCCTTGTCCTACTTGCCCATAAAAAGGCATTTTTACTACCATGGGCTTGTATCCAAATTGATCTTGACCTGCCATATCATAATACGGATTTCGCCATGTACTAATCTTTCCATCTGGATCAAGAGTTGGCTGTGTATCTGCAAACAACGCTCCTTCGGTTAATCCACCCGATCCTTGTGAAAACCATGATTGATATGGTTTTGTCAAAAAATACGTGTACCTATCAAAATCATTTCTTGTTAATTGTTTTTCAGTAACAATATCATAATTTTTTAAATACAACATATCAACCTTGGATTCGTCAAACCATGGAAAACTGCCTTGCTCTGTGAAAGAATGTTGCAAAGGAACCTGATCCAATGCATTCAGCCATGGAACCCATCGACACGTCAACACCGTGTAGTCCTCTTCATCATTCAAGAAAATCTCTAAAAAGGGCTTGCTGCAATAGAACGTTATAAAATCCCACAAGCTTCCTTGAAAATTATTCAAAATCGGCGCTTTCATAACTCTCAAACGAGTTTTTCCTTGCGGTGTTTTTGGAAGATTAAATTCTGATTTGATCCATAATGCATTGTCATTTAATCTTTTTGATCCTAATGCAATTTTATCGTCGGAATAAATTTTCGTCAAGAAAAAATCTATCCATACCTCCATGGGCATGTCAAATTCAAATCCACCTGCGTCTTGTCCTAATAATGTTGTCACATAATCTAAAAATGAAGTATTGAATTCATCGGTAATGCCATCTGGAGGCAACTGAATTTGTTTACGCTGAAATATTTTTCCCAAATCTGATCCGCCAATAGACACTGCGCGACTGACAACTCCTTGTGGCCCTTGATCTGCTGCTTCCGTCAACTTGACTGAATCCACTAATCCTCGCATCAGCAATTTAATTCCTGCTCTGGGTCCATTTGGAATATATTGCCTGTCCACACGTATTTCACAATAATCATTTGGCAAAATCGGAATATCTAGTATTGCTCCGTTCTTGTCTACCAAAGGACGCAATTTCAATTCAAATTCTCCGGCGGGATTGCCAATTGATCTCCGCACTGTTCCTCCCAATACAAATTGCGTCAAATCAAATCCGCCCACAATTATTTGTTGGAATACTCCACCTTGTTTATTCTGATTGATTTCTATAATTCTCATTTCTTGGGAACTTTCCGGCCTGCTGCATCTACTGTGTAATCTGATCCTAATATACCTGCTGATTGACGAGCAACATATGCCTCCCTTTCCTTGGCCGCTTGTTCCGCCTTATGTTTTGCTGAAGCTTCTTGTTGAGCATTCCATGCATTTGAAATTCCTGCGGCCGCATTACCAAACATGCCTGCGACACTGGAAGCGCCCGAGAGCAATGCGTCGCCAATCATGGAGGCACCTTCATTTTCTGCCTGAGACGCCCTCATCTGATTTGCTCCAACTTGTTCCGCAACTTGTGACGCACCTGCCCCAAAACTATCTGCAGCAGCATTTCCCAATCTTTGAGCCGCTGCGCCCAAATCGATTTGCGGCGGCGGTGCCGGTACTTGCATTGTCCGCGGTGCGTTGGGATCATTGTATATTTTTTCTCCGGTTGCGCTTAATCTGTAATCCGAAGGACCGGAACCACCCAGTCTGCCTGCGGGCACTGTAACAGTACCTCGTCCACCTCCAGAGTCAACTGGAGCCGATCTTGGGACCGACTGCTGTGCTGTTTCGCCATTTTGCATCGGGTCTGGTGCTGGTGGTGCCGGTGGCCGGATCGACTGCTGTGCTGTTTCGCCATTTTGCATCGGGTCTGGTGCTGGTGGTGCTGGTGGCCGGACCGACTGCTGTGCTGTTTCGCCATTTTGCATCGGGTCTGGTGCTGGTGGTGCTGGTGGTGCCTGTGGAGCAGCGAAATTCGACCACATATTATTGTTCCGAGTAGCAGCCGCAGGACTCGCAGGAGCCATGCCCGTATCTTGTTGCTGACCGTCCATCATCACGGGTGCACGTCCACCGGAACCGGGTGCTGATCCTCTACCACCAGTAGTTTGCTCTCCCTGACGTTGTTCTCTAAGGGGATCAGTGGACACAACAGGATCAGAAGGAGAAGGAGGAGAAGTTGATGGGCCTGATTTTACCGTCGGTACTGCAGGTCCACGTCCAGTTCCTCTCAATGCATCAAGCGTGCCAGTACGAGGTGCTATGGGGGTTGCTCCGCCAATATCGGGTGTGTTCGTGGCAGCAGGCGCAGGCGCACTTCCTCCGCTGCCTCCGCCAGCGTCCGAATGTGTCTCTGCTGGTTCATCAGAACCGCCACCCGTTCCTGTAACATGACCGTCAATCTGGAATGTCAATGTCGCGGTTGATCCTTCAGATTTGACATTGGAAGAATTCAATATTGTGGTAATTAATTTTATCATGCTAGCCTCATCCGGTCGAACCGAAATGTTGATCTCGCCATTGATTGTGGGGAACGACATGGGATTGGCTGTTGCTGTAGAGCCACTGAAATTGGCAACTTGAGAGCCAGTATCCATCCCGCCCCCTTTTCCTATTGGTCCGCCAGTGAAAGTAGTCGAATTAACTCCTGCCCATCCGCCGGACTTAGATGATCCGCCCGATATTTGCCGTAATGTATCTACTACATCTACAGTTTGTCCGCCTTTCAATCCGACGCCTTGAATGATTCCTTTGTGTTGACTATATTGTTGATCAGTAAAATTCGTTGTATCTTCGAAATCTTTAACTACTTTTGCGCCTTTCCATGCCTGTATATGAACATGTGGTCCGCTTGAATGGCCCGTACTTCCCATCGTGCCGAGAACAGCTCCTTTACCAACGTGGGCATTTACTGCCCATTCAGTTGGATTTGCCAAATGTCCATACAATATTGTTGTATCGGGTGCCGCAGTGGGCCGAATAAGAACGTAATTGCCAAAACCCGTTTTATCACCTTTTTTGTCTCCGGCAAATCCTCTTCCTACAACAGTCCCTTCAGTAATATTCCTTACACCAGTAGGTCGGCCTCCTCCGCCTGAAATGTCAATGCCTCTATGATCTGGATCACTTCCTGCCGGTGCGCCGGGAGCCCTTACTTTTACTCCATTCGATGTCCATTCGTTGGAGCCTACGGCTTGCGTTGTTTCCCATTGTCGTTGCGTCATCGTCGGAGTCACAGTACTCGAATAACGTCCATTAGCATCTTTTTTGGTAAGATCGGCAAGAACATCATTAAAACTAAGAATGTCTCTCCCGCCACCATGAGGATTGCTCGCGAAACCTTGTAATTTCGATGCTCTCGTTTCGACTTGTTCGGCATATGCTACAACGTCAGGTCTTGCTACAGTTTCATCAGTGGCGCTTGGTCCTTGGAAGTATCGAGACACAACTCCCGCGACTGTTACGTCTTTACCATCGGCCTTCATTTTGTTTGCAATAAAATTCAAATATTTTGCTGACAAATTTGCATTGAAATTAGGATCGAGCAATTCTTCTTGTGTTGGATCTTTACCGCCATTCATCTGTCTAGCAGCTTCTGGCATCAATTGGAGAAGTCCTTTGGCATTTCCATTTGTTTTGCTTGGATCAAGTCCGCTTTCTTGTATTGCAAGTGCCTTGAGCAATTCAGGAGCAATATTGTTATTTCGTCCCGCATTGATTAATGCTTGATTAGTTTTGCTCAGCACTTCTGGAGTCAAATTTGGATTATTTTTTGCGTAATCTGCATCCATGGAATAAAACGCTTGGTTGTTCCTGATGCCGTTATTTTCTGGATCATTGTTGTTGCGTACTACAGAAGTCCACGGTGTTTTCGAACCACTTAGTGACTCATCGTATGCCACTCCTCCGGGGCGACCAGCTACTGGGAGACTGTTTCCTGTAGGAACACTGGTACTTGATGGTGCAGTGACCCGTACTGATGGTGCAATATTCTGCGCATTCAGCAAATCCTTGGCGCTTGCAGATTGTTGTACATCCTGCTGCACAACCGTCATTCGGCCGATGGTCACATTCCCAAGAAATGTGGCATCTTTCAATTGCATGGGTCCACCGGGCTGTATCGGAGCGCCGGGTGCTATTTGTCCAGTAGTCGGAGGACTGATCTCGCCTCCTCCGCCTGTGCCCTTTGATCCCGGCACGAGCGCATCGAACATTCCCTTTACGCCAGACGAGGCAAGGTCTGACGCTGTAGAGCCAAATAATCCTTGCGCAATAGCACCAACACCGGGGATCAGGCTCAATGCACCACTTGCCAATGCGCCTGCGCCAGTGGACAACAGGGTTCGCGCATTATCGCGCGTAAAAATCTCTCCTGTTTTCTGGTAATTTTCCCATCCCTTGGCAATGTCTTCGCTATTTGAACCGACCGCGTCGATGATTCCGCCTATGCCCGGAATGAACTTGGCAAATTTGGATGCTACTGCACCTGCGCCCTTTAGGCCCAGTTTACTGGCACCAGCCAATCCCATTTCAATTACATCGACAGCGGTACTTGCTGTGCCGGTTGAGTTTGCAATATCCTCCCCTAGTTTTGTCGTAGATGCGCCTGAGGGCGTTCCTGCCGTCCTCGCTGGACCTGTGGGTACTCCTACACTTGATTGCTGTATATTGGTGTCTAGTCCCCCGCCTCTTCCCTCATCCTCTTCTTCGTAGTCTTCATCAGTACCAACGTCTCCTCCTCCTCCAGCAAATCCAAAAGCTGCTGGATTTATCGCTGCGGCGACACCGGCCACAGCAAGAGCACCGACAGCGATTACTCCGGCGGCTTTCCCTTTTCCCCATCTTCTTGCAGAGGTAATTTTTGGTGCCGCCTTCTTTCTCGCTTCCGCAATTGCTGTATCAATGTCCTGTTGCGGTAAACCAGTCGGGTTGGCTTTGATTTTCTCGATAGCGTCATCCAAAGCCTCTATATGTGGCTTTGTTGCTGATTCACCTCCGTGTTGAAAGTATTTTCCCACGCCCATTACTCCGGCGGTGGTTCCGGCAATCGCCAGTCCTGAAACTATCCCTTGTCCGACAGGACTTGCCACCATTCCGGCGATTGTTGGATTATTGGCCAACAACTTGTTCATCCAAATGTTAAAAGCGTCCATTCCTGTAGCAACTTTATCCGTTGCAGTCGCAAGTTTTATTTGTGAGTCTAACAATGCTTGGCTAGAAACTGTCAATTTTTCAAAATCAGGCAACCCGCCCTTGCCGTCTTTTCCTCCTTGTGGTCCCCCAACACCTCCTGTACCTCCTCCCGTTTGGTCATATGTACTGACTGTGGCAATGGCTCTCTTTTTATAGTCGGCAATATCATCTGGTGTTTTCAGTTTTGACACATCTTCATTAATAAAGGCATCTAGAGCGGTATTTTTTAAATTTCCATACTCTTTTTGCATCAATTTTTGAATATCTTCAGCTTTTTCTGTCCCCATAATAACCGCTGTTTGTACCTGATTTGATGTTGATTTCAGCTTTTGTATTTCACTTTTTTGCTCATCAGTAAGTTTTGAACCTGATACTTTCAAATCTGAAAGACTTAATGCTCCGCGAGTTTCATTAAGCGAACTAAGACCATAACGATCTTTCATTGACATCAGTGCGACTTGGGCTCTTCCAACGCCTGCTTCGCCTACACCTTCAACGCCGAAAATTGCACTTGTTTCTATGGCCTTTCGTCTTTCTTCGCCCTTTAATCCTGTGATTTTATCTAGTTCATCCATGGTTGATTTGTTAGCTGTCAATCCAGTGCGAGTCTTGAACTCGCTTCCCATCATGTCAAATTTTGCAAGAACATCTCCTCCTTCAAGTGTCTTTTGAATGTTATAGAGCATGTCCGCGCCGCCTCGTCCTTTTCCTGCGTCGCTTTTGGCATATCCGGCCACTAACATTGGATCACGAACCATGGTTGACATTTGTTGATCGACTTTGCCGAATAAGCCGGGTACGGCTTCTTGCAATCGGGGATCTCCAGCGGCGGCCTTATTAGCTTCGGCAAATGCAGATGCCAATTTTTGCGGATCAAGATCGCCCATGCGACCTCCAACCATATCTGCCATGCCAGCCATGCTTTTCATGACTTCGTCCATGCGATCAAATAATTTTCCATTTGCCAATGCCTCAGCAATGGTAAGTGCAAATTCTTTTTGATCCTGTTTGAAATTGCCGCTGTTTGCTGCGGTCATGGCACTACCGGAGCCGGTTCTTGTTGTTTCTCCGCCAACCGCGCCTGCCCGACCAAAACTTTCCAATGTTGCCGAATAGTTTGTTCGATCAAGACCCAGTGCAAATGCCGACTTTACCGATGTATCGGCTTGATCTGATATCTGTTTTTGCGTCAATCTTGAGCTTCCGGCAAATCTTGTTGAAACATTCAAAGACCTGAATCGATCCTCATCAGTTACACCTGCTAAGGTTTCTCCATTATATTTTCCAATGCCTAGCGTATTTGTCTTGAACTCACCTGTACTTGTAGAATCTGACCACGTGCGTTGTTGTTGACGATACAATGAACCAAGTGATGCGCCCTGCTGTTCCGCTTGTTGGCGATAATCAAGACCACTGGGAGCAAAGGCTTTCAATCCACCTTCGAGCAAATGAGTTCCTTGCCACATGAATTGCTGGCCTATGTTGTGCATTATGCCTTCGTGCTGTGGCTGGTTTCTATACCCGCGAGTTGGGTCTCCGCCTCCTCCGCCGCCGCCTCCGCCGCCTCCTCCGCCGCCTCCGCCGCCGCTTGCAGCAATTCCTCCATCAATGCCGTCTTTTACGGCAGTAGCCATCTCTGCTTTTAAGGTAGCCTGCAAAGCAACAATTGAGGCCGCAATTCCCGCAGCAATCTGTGTTGCCAAATTGGTAGGGGCACCCGTGCTGAGTGTCTTTGCTAGATCAGCAGCTCCATCTTTAAAATCAGTAAATGCTTTCGTCATGTTGCCAAGAGAGGTGGCTATAGCAGTTAATTGCGCTGGAATGCCTGCTACCGCAGTGTTAAGAGCAGTGACTTCTTTACCAAGTTCTGCTATTGACTTGTCTAATTTGTCTTGGGCAGGAATAAGTGTAGTTGTTACTTCTGTAACACCTTTTTTTAATCCCTCTGCAATTGCTCTTTCAAAATCGGCGGGAGTGTAAGAACTAGTCATTTATTCATCTCCCTCCTCTTTAGATGATCCGGAATTTTCCAAGGTAATGCTTTCTAGCAATTCCCAAAAATTATCAGTATTTTGAGACATCTCTACCATTTCCTTGAAATTATCCGTTTCATATGTTTCGTTGACACTCGACCAATTTTCAACGCTACGCAACCTATCTGCGCCTTTTAGTTCTTGTGGAATATTCTTGGCTTTTATATAAGTATAACCATCCTCCACTTTTTCGGGAGATGGTTCATAATCCGTATTTTCTTCCAAAGGCTGCGCTTTAGGTTGATAATGCTCGTTCTTTACCGTATAGGAGTTATCCAATCCAAATCCATTGGCAACAGGTAACGCTCCGCCAAATGGCCGGAACAACGAGAATGAAGGCATCTTGAGTTCGTTGTCGTTGTCGCCCCATGTGCGAACGCCGTAACGAATCTCATTCCAATACTGACGACGATAAAAATCGATAAACGCAATATCTTCGTCAATGTTTTGGGTATAAAATTCCTGAAGAGGAATGTTATATTGGTTTCTGTACCATTCAAGTATTTCTGATTGATACAGTTCATTTAATGCGCGTTTTTGAAGACTTTGTTTACGAAACTGTTCGTGCTGCACGAAACGAGTTTCGCCAGTTCTCCCATTCCCGGTAGTAATACGCTAAGTCTTCAAATTCGTAAATGTTCTCAATGAACGTATCAATGTTTCCGTCGCAATAACTAGGGAGATATCCCGGTGATTGCGTGACAAATTGAAGCATGACAGACATCCACGTCATTTCATACGTGCGTTGATCAACGCTCAATCCCTGCAAAGAAGTGGCTACTGCTCGTCCTGCAAGTCTCTGCAAATTCATGTGTCCGCGCACGACGCCGATCTTTCCTGCTGGCCCATCAATCTCGAATGGCCTTGTAGGATCGTAGGTCTTGGCATCTCCAACGGGCTTGATGCGCGGAGGAATCTTTGCTGCTTCAACCGCTTCGGTAAGGGTATCAGCATTTGCCTCAAATGCTTCTTTTTCCGCCTTGGTAACCATTCATTTCTCCTTGAAAAACTAATACGGCGTGAGAATGACTTCCTCACGCCGTACAGTATACCAGTATTCAGATCATTGTGTAAAGTAAATTGTATGAAATGGGCTTATGTTGCGGGTATTGAGGTGGGGAACGCCGCCATATTGGTGCCCGCATTGTTCTTGTCCGATTCTCCATCCCACTGGCCACGCTTGTCCAATGCCAAGAATGTGACTGAATGCCCAATGACCTGATTGGCAGAAACAGTGAACGATCCTTGCGCAAAATAGCACCTGACATATTCAACAACAGCTTTTCCAGTCTTGGCATCAATAATGGCAATATTGAATGCCTTGCCATCAAGAGCCATCAATTCACCCCCATCACCCTGCTTGCTAGATGTCTTGATCCGGTCTTGCCGGTCATTTTCCGTGTCCACTCCAAAACTTGATTTGAGTCCCGTAATTTCCCCAATGTTCTTTCCATCAGCAAGATATCCGTAACTACCAGCACCAACCGGCTCCAAGTTATGCCTCGTGAGACCGTCATTCCTCATTACCATGAGTGATAAGGTAATAGAATGCGTCGCATTGGTCGGAACCATTTCAATTGCTTGGAGTTGCCCAATAATATGAACAGGAACCAAATTGTATGAGTCAGAACATTGAGCGCTATTCGCAAATCCGACTACATATCCGTCCATCATGATCAATACTTTTCCGCCAACAAGAACGTTGGATCCCGTTAATGTTGGCGCCTCTACAGTTGCTTGACTTGGCATACTTTTTCTCCTTTTTTGTTTTTATTATTAGTTTACATACGCAGTGATAAGCAAGTAGTTCAGTGGTTTTGCGGGAGAAATTGAAAAATCAATATAGTATGCATCGCCAATCGGTCGAATAATGACATCCTTAAACGCAGGATATAATGCTGGTTTTGCTGGATCATCCACAATTAATCCGCGACTCGCACAAAAACGTAACGCTTCATTGACTTTCATGGTAATGACTTGTAGCAGACGAGTTGTGGATTTGTTTCCAATGAATTCTGCAACAGACTCCCGCACAATTCGCACCGTCTGATCAGCAGCCCGAACGGTACTGATTTCCCGTCGTGCAAACTTCAAATCTCCGGTCCATGTCGTCAGCGACTGCACCACAAGAAATCCCCTGTTTGGATCACTCTTGATCGTGAATACTCCGCCATTGAGGAGATTATCGATATCTGCCCGAGACGCAATAGTCTCCAGTCCGTACAGGCTCACTGGCTTGTTGGTCATCGGCTCGGCCTGATCGGTTTGTCCAGCCAACATTCCGCCAATCTGTGCGGCAAGATAATATGGGGGAAGTGTAACCAAGTCTCCGTCCGCGTTATAATCCTTGATACCGGGCCATACAACAACCGCACGCTTGTCGTTGTAGGCGGCCGCAAGGGTCTTTGCTTGTGCTACGGTCTGTCCAATATCTCCACCGATAACAGCAATTCTTTCGGAACTGTTTTGCGGCAAACTCATGCTCTTGGCATGCGCGAATGCAGTTGCCTGCTTTGTTGGACTTGAAGTCATGGGTACGACTACTGAACTTCTCACATTTTCCAGCGCCGTGAAAGCCGTAGCCCAATCAGCAGTAGTTGTAGCTCCGGACGTTAATCCAGACACCGCTCCACTGAACACATACGTTCCATTAGTCAGGGCTCCCGTATTCGCCACAAATGTTGCCGTCAGCAGGTTGCCTGTAATCTCGCCATTAAGCGCATCAACCATGGCTTTTCCATTGCCAGTCAGCAACGTTGCTGCATTTGTACCGTCACTGGCAAGAATAGCCACTGTAGTCACTGCGTCTAATGTATTGCTTGCTTGCCTTCCAGCAGCAGATGCGGCAGTGGTTAGGGACGCGACAAACGCTCCGCCATTATTGATGGCGGAGATAAGATTATTCAGTCGTGGATATGCTGCAAATGTATATTCGACTGCCGTGCCCGGTGACCCCCATGTTAACGAGACACTTGTTGCAGAAATAGTTACGGATCCTGATCCAGTGTTTGCGGTTCCAATGATCTGGATAAGGTTTTTTTGTACATTGTCAACAACATATTCTGTTCCGCTGTGCGTGATTAGTGTTGCTTTCTTTCCGATGGCACTTCCGTTGGCGATCTTGACGGACCACGTATTGGACAATGTGCCCCATTCATTGGCCTTGAGGGTAATCGCTGTCGTGGCAGATGATGTGATCGCAGCAGTAGATTGTGTTGCCGCTCCAACACGCACTGCAAACACTGTCCCTGCACCTGCCGCCAATGCACGCACAATTCCATCAATCAATGGTGTTGCCGTGCCTCCACTGCCAAAGACCGCATTTGCTGTTGCAGCATCATTGAATGCAATGGCTGTGTTGGGTTGTCCCCGCTCTGCTTCTCCCACGATGGCAACTGACTGCAGGCTTGGAGCTACAGCAGCGGCCGCTTGAGAATCATCGATATAAGACGCCACTCCGGGCGCTACTAACACTGCTCCGCGAAATCCTACAGGCATTGATTGCTACTCCTTCTTCTGCGCAATTGCGTACATGTTGTCTTTATTTTCTCATTTGCCTTTATTCTTCACACCACCTTGTAAAACGCTTTAGCCATCCAGAAGGGGTATTCGAAATCCATCCGTTTCTCTTGCATTCAAACAAGAATGTATCAATAAGTGTATGGTTGTATTGATTGCGCACAGACTTCACCCATACGTCTGCAAACGACACTTCTTCTTCTGCGGACACTACCGCAACAGGAGGTTGTGCTTCCACAACTGGCTCTGCTGGCTCGACGACTGCGGTATTGTCCTCAATACCTGTTTCTCCACCGAGAACAGCAAGGGGATTTGCTGAGTTTTGAGTTGCGATATCCTGACCTGCGACACTACGTGGGGGCATCATGTTTCTCCTTATCCTGCAATAGCAGCCAATGTAATTGTTGCCGACGTGCCGCCAGCAAGTGCAGTAGCAAATATTAATCTATGGTATCTATATGGGTAACTCGTGTTCCAATAGGCGAATGCTGAGGTGTTTGTCATAATAAGAGAAGTGGTAGAGTTTGTAACGGGTGTCCATGCAGAGCCAGTGATTGATGCTTCCATACGTACAGACCCTGCGCTCATCGCTCCTGCCACTGTTATTTCAAGTGCAAATTGATTTCGTCCCGATAATTCAAATGTTTCACTTGTAAGATTGATGACTCCATCTGCAGTAAGCAATTTATCCCAAACAGGAATGACAATGAGTGTCTTGGGAAGATAAAATCTTCTCTGTGCCTCTTGCATGTCATCCACGATATATTTATCGGGATGATTTGCATACAATTTCTTCAGGGCAATTTCACCGGCCATGTTTATTCCTATCTCAAACAAATACTTTTGTATTCTATCATTTTATGGTGCAGATGATGTGGTTGTATCAATTCCCGCTGCTCTAGCCAAGGCATTCTTGGCGGCTTGTGGCAATGAGTTCTGGGAAGAAATCCATGCGAGGAGGGCTTGTCTTTCTTCTTCTTCTTGCGCCTTTTTTGCTTCGGTGACTTGACGCTCCGCAAGATTCCGTGCCACTTCGACTTCCCGAACAGACACTTCCTCATTCGTCAAAAGGCTTACGATTTCCTCTCCGGTTTCGCAATTGACTTCGATCTTGATTGGCTTTCCTGCGGCGATGCCATCGGCCAATGCCTTTTTCTTTGCCGCCAAAATTGCCGCCGCTCTCTTCTGTGCAGCCAAGACTGCTGCCTCCTCCTTGGCAATCCTCTCGGCTTCCTGTGCAGCCAAGACTGCTTGGGCAATTTCCTCTGCAGTCAAGGGAACTATCTCGGGTGTTGTGACTTCTGGCGATTCAGTATTACTCATCATTTTTTCCTTATGGATATCCATATAATTTAAATATAGTTCCGGCTTCTAAAGTTGCTATAACTCCAAGAAAAGTAACAGAAGTAATTGCTGCAGTATTTTCCCACACAGCACCGTAAAACGCTGCGTTTAAATTTCTCACTGTTGTGCTATATTGATTAATATATAATGCTGAAGCAACTTTGGCTCTAGCAGTATTCTGAATATCATAAATATGAAATGTTCCAGCACCTTGCTGACCTGTGGGAAAAATTCCACTTGGAGGAATAATTGCGATTCTTCCTTCTGCATTTAATCCGGCATCTTGTGTACTATAGTATGCAACCGCCGATGATCCGTTAAATCGTATTCCCAACAAATCGTATGTTGGCTGACCTCCAGTGGATTTAGCTGTGTAGTGACAAACCAAATTGTTAATACTGGCGGGAATATTAGAAAAAGTCACCGAGGCTGAAGCAGATGCCAGAAGTGATGTTCCGAGCAAAAATGGCCTATCCGTCAAAAAACTCATTACAAAATACTCCAATTTGCGCCATCAGAAATAACTACAATATTATTATACTGCGTTGTCAATACGAGTGAGGTCACTCCATCAATAGTCTGTGAGGAAGTGGTGCCGATAGTCAAGGTATAGGCAGAAGTGCTGTTCTTCTTTATTTGATATTGCCGCCCAGTAATTCCTACGGCGGTGGGAAGGGTGACCTGATAGGATGTGGTTCCTCCGCAAAGGACAACTCCGTGTGTGGAGTCGAGTGTCGTTGCGGCAGTGATCGAGGTGACCTGAGAGAAGAGTGTTCCGGTCGCGGCAAAATTATTAATTCGGAAGGCCTGCACGGTGGTGCTGCCATAATTTGACACAAAAACAAACTTGCCAGTAGGATCAACCGCAACAGCAGACGGATTTGACCCAGTTGCTGCCGTGCCTACCGAGGTCAATGCTCCGGTAGATTGATTGATGGTATAGGCTTGAACGGTGGTGCTAGCACTATTCGTCACAAAAACAAATCTGCCAGTTGGATCAACCGCAACACCCTGAGGATTGTTCCCCGTTGCTGCCGTGCCTACCGAGGTCAATGCTCCAGTAGATTGATTAATGGTATAGGCTTGCACCGTAGTGCTACCATAATTCGCAACAACAACAAATCTGCCAGTTGGATCAACCGCAACAGCATAAGGAGTTGTTCCCGTTGCTACCGCCCCTACCGAGGTCAATGCTCCGGTGGATTGATTAATGGTATAGGCTTGTACCGTAGTGCTAGTATAATTCGTCACAAAAACAAATCTGCCAGTTGGGTCAACCGCAACACCAGTGGGTCCACTGCCGGTTGCTGCCGTACCTACCGAGATCAATGCTCCGGTAGATTGATTGATGGTATAGGCTTGTACCGTGGTGGCATTAAAATTCGTCACAAAAGCAAATCTTCCGGTAGGGTCAACCGCAACAAATTGAGGGTTTGTCCCCGTTGCTACCGCACCTACTGAGGTCAATGCTCCGGTGGATTGATTGATGGTATATGCCTGTATGGTGGTGGTACCATTATTCACCACAAAAGCAAACCTGCCAGTTGGATCAACCGCAACAGCATAAGGACTTGACCCCGTTGCTGTCGTGCCTACCGAGGTCAATGCTCCGGTGGTTTGATCGATGGTATAGGACTGTATGGTGGTGGTACCATTATTCGTCACAAAAGCAAACCTGCCAGTTGGGTCAACCGCAACAAATTGAGGATTTGTCCCCGTTGCTGCCGTGCCTACCGAGGTCAATGACCCTGTTCCTCCATGGAAAGTTGGCGGAGGAAGAAGATTGTTGCTCGTGGACGCCCCATATGTAATAGAAGATCCTGAAACTGGGTTCCCGATGATGTATTGTGGAGCGCGTAGTTGTCCGCTAACATCTAGCGATGCTTGAACAGACGAACTTCTTCCAGATCCAATGATTAACTGATCCTGAAATGTTCCACTATTTGCCGCAAAATTATTGATACGATAGGCTTGTACCGTGGTGCTACCATAATTCGTGAGAAAAACAAATCTCCCAGTCGGATCAACCGCAATTATTTCAGGGCCTGATCCCGTTGCTACCGCTCCGACCGAGGTCAATGCTCCGGTGGATTGATTAATGGTATAGGTTTGTACCGTAGCGCTACTATTATTTGTCACAAAAACAAATCTGCCAGTTGGGTCAACCGCAACACCCCGAGGATATGTTCCCGTTGCTGCCGTTCCGACCGAGGTTAATGCTCCAGTCGATTGATTAATGGTATAGGCTTGTACCGTAGAGACACCAAAATTTGCCACAAAAGCAAACCTGCCAGTTGGGTCAACCGCAACACCCAAGGGATTTGTCCCCGTTGCTACCGCTCCTACCGATGTCAATGCTCCGGTGGATTGATTAATGGCATAGGCTTGTACCGTAGAGGCATTATTATTCGTCACAAAAGCAAACCTGCCAGTCGGGTCAACCGCAACACCATAAGGCATTGATCCCGTTGCTGCTGTGCCTACCGAGGTTAATGCTCCGGTAGATTGATTAATGGTATATGCCTGTACTGTATCGCCAGATTGACTCGTCACAAAAGCAAACCTGCCAGTGGAGTCAATCGCAACTCCTTGAGGACCAGACCCCGTTGCTACCGCTCCGACCGAGGTCAATGCTCCGGTAGATTGATTGATGGTATAGGCCTGCACCGTGTTACTATAACTCGTAACAAAAGCAAACCTGCCAGTGGGGTCAGCGGCAACTCCTCTAGGATTTGTCCCCGTTGCTGCCGTGCCTACCGAGGTCAATGCTCCGGTAGATTGATTAATGGTATATGCCTGTACTGTATCGCCACTAGTATTTGTCACAAAAGCAAATCTGCCAGTTGGGTCAATCGCAACACCCAAACCATACGCCGTTGCGACCGCACCTACCGAAGTCAACACTCCGGTTCCACCGTGAAAAGTCGGCGGAGGAAGAAGATTATTACTCGTGGCCGCCCCATACGTAATGGACGATCCTGAGACAGGATTGCCGATGATGTGCTGTGGAGCGCGGAGTTGTCCGCTTACATACACTGCACTTGGGGCGAGAGTAGAAACAATGTTTCCTGTTCCAATGGTCAATTGATCCTGAAATGTTCCACTATTTGCGGCGAAATTATTAATTCGGAAGGCCTGCACGGTGGTGCTACTATAATTTGACACAAAAACAAATCTACCAGTTGGATCAACCGCAACATAATTAGGGCTTGATCCTGTTGTAACCGAACCTATAAAAATTAATGCTCCAGTGAATTGATTAATAGTATAAATCATACCGGTACCGTCAGTACTATTCACAACAAAAGCAAACCTACCGGTTGGATCAACCGCAACACTCGTGGGATTTGCTCCCGTTGATAAAGCACCTACGGAAGTCAATATTCCGGTAGATTGATCAATGGTATAGGCTTGCACGGTACTTCCACTATAATTTGTCACAAAAACAAATCTGCCAGTGGGATCAACCGCAACATTAACAGGAAGTGCCCCTGTTGCTGTTGTCCCCACCGAGGTCAATGCTCCGGTGGATTGATTTATGGTATAGGTCTGTACTGTGTTCCCTCCGGCTCCATTAAAAGCATTTGTCACAAAAAGAAACCTGCTGGTGGGATCAACCGCGACACCTCTAGGCTGTGTTCCCGTTGCTGCTGTCCCCACCGAGGTCAATGCTCCGGTGGATTGATTGATGGTATAGGCTTGCACGGTGGCGCCATTAAAATTCGGGACAAATACAAACCTGCCAGTTGGATCAACTGCAACATTATAAGGATTGGTGCCCGTTGCTGCCGTGCCTACTGAGGTCAATGCTCCGGTCGATTGATTGATGGTATAGGTCTGTACTGTATTGCCGTTAAAATTTGTTACAAAAAGGAATCTGCCGGTGGGGTCCACCGCATTACCCTGAGGATATGTACCCGTTGCTACCGCACCTACTGAGGTCAATGCTCCGGTAGATTGATTGACGGTATAGGCTTGAACGGTATTGCCATTACTATTCGCGACAAAAGCAAACCTGCCAGTGGGATCAGTCGCAACACTGTTAGCACCATTCCCCGTTGCTGCCGTCCCTACAGAGGTCAACACTCCGGTTCCTCCATGGAAAGTCGGCGGAGGAAGAAGATTATTACTCGTGACCGCCCCATATGTAATGGACGATCCTGAAACTGGGTTCCCAATGATGTATTGTGAGGCTCTCAATTGTCCTTGAATATCTGCTGCTGTTTGTATGGATTGTGTTCTTCCAGTTCCAACCACGAGTGGTCCCGCAAACGTTGATCCTCCCGCTTGCTGCCATGTTCCCGGAGTGCCTGCTACCTGACAGACATAGAATGAGCCATTTTGACTTACTACATAGTCTCCAACGGCAAATGTGCCACTGGTAGGGGCACCTGAAACGGTTCCTCCCACCCACCTCGATGCTGCAACGGCACCTGTTAATCCAGATGGATATAGCGTCGGCGTAGACAATGCGGTCGTAGACAATCCTCCGGGAGCAGACAGCGACCCACTCGTAACGGTCAATCCTCCCGCGATGTTTGCCCCGCCAGCGACTATGAATCCGTTTGAAGCAGTCAAGGCACTTCCAGTGATGGTTGCTCCTGAGGATGCGGTCAGCGGCGTTGAAACGGTCAGGGCTGTGCCAGTGTCTGCCACGGCACTAGGCTTCGATCCCAATCCCTTGAGGCTCTTGATTGCCATTAGGAAATCTCCACTCCAAATGCGCTGATCGCCAAGGAAGCGGCGCTAGAAGAAGCAAGAAGATATTTGTTGGTAGCATCAAGCGTCAATCCCACCGTGACGAACGATGTGTCGTTGCCTAGTATCGTTCCGTCATAGACGATGTATCCATTGATGTCAGCAGGAAACGTTGTGCCGGTAGCCGAAGCGGCAGCCGTTGTCACGCAAATGCGATACGTCACGACAGATGCTGACGTATTGCAAATAGAGATGGTGCTAACCACGGCAGAAGTTGTGGTGCAGGTATATAAATTCAGTGGCGTTGAAAGCGATGCATTGGAAATGATCGAGTTCAATCTTTTATAACTTTGCGGCATTTTCGTCTCCTGTGCTTATGTACCCATTATACACTTCTGTTTATCATAAAAATTGGTTTGATGATTTTACGCCTGTGCTTCTGACCAACTCAGACGCGCAATGATCGTGGCACTGGACACCGTACCGATTGGTGTTGCAACCATGGTGATGATGTCTGGGCCATCCGGATATTTGTTGGCATATCCCGGCGTAAGGTATGCATTGGAGGCACCACCTACGATGGAAGTAGCCATGTCACGAACCTGCGACAAATCTTGCTGAGTTACGCCAGAAGAATTAGTGAAGAACGTGAAAATTTTCTCTCCAGTGCCCGGAATAAGCCGGTCGGTAAGTGGATGAAGAACTCGCTGAGAAAGCGAGGAACCACCAACCGCCTGAAACTGGTTGTTGCCGATCCAGTACGTTCCGCCTTTTGTCGCTGTAGCAGCAATGCTAAGCGTATTTGTTGTTGTATTGGAATACACCGTGAAGAACGATCCCGGAAGCAATCCCGGTCCCCACACATACGAACCAGCAACAGGGGCGGTGCCGACAAGAGTTCCGGTCAAATTGAGTGTCGTGCTGTTTGCGGTAGTCCCAGTTGCATTGTAGTAGTAGCCACTCGCAATGGATGCGTTCAGCCACAAGTCAACCGCGAAACTGTTTCCCGAAGTGAATGCATCCATCTGGCGCAAAACCAACTGCATTCTATTGACAATTTCCCTTGCGCCCATTGATCCCGTCAATCCACTATCAACACTTGGCGCAGAGCGGATGGAAATCAATGGATACTGCTGCCGTGCCGTCAACGCCGCTGTCGGGACATTCATTCCGGCCGAGAAAATAAGCGACTTGTCGTCGTCGTATCTGCCGTCCATGATGATCGATGATCCCCAGTGAGATAGTGTCGAGGCGACAGAAGGCAGATATAACGAAACAGACACCGGCGCAGTTGTTGTCGGAGAAAACGTTGCGGCCGCACCGCCTCCAGTCTGTCCACGGGCACTGATCGTGAATGTCGAGTCTGTTCTGGAACTGTAGTTCATGTACTCGATCAACTGTCCCGTTTGTCCACCAGCGGCTGTGACCACAAGTGTTCCGGCCGGAGGAAACTGCGTGGCGTCAGCAACGTAAATCGTACCGGTGCTTGCCGCAATTAAATTCCAGTTGGTCACCCATGTGGTCGGAGCCAATGTGTTGGTCTCATACCTCGCACACATGTTGCCGGATCTCATGTATGCTTCGGTATTGATGTTGTTGTTGTTCATTCTATGACAATAAATAACTTCTCCGCGGTTATTTTTGAACCCCCAGCGGATTGCTCCTGCCCCATACCACGCATAATCAATATAAAACATTTGCATTTTTGTCAGGTCAACGTTGAATCCGGAATGTCCTGTTCCGTCACACTTGTCAATATTCCAAGCGCTTTGAGGAATACGGATGTCAACGGTCTTGCTGACAATAACGTTGGATTGTGCTTGTGCCACATATGATGCGTTCACTGGAGTAGCACCACGGTACTCTGGGTAAATGTACATTTGTGTAGCAGAAGTAATCGAGCCTACGGTATATGATCCGCCACGGATCGCTACGGTATCTCCGGGTTTCAAGTGACTGGAGATTGATCCAACTGCTGACGAAGCCACAACTGATTGGGAACCATTCGTAACCGTAAATGTTCCCGGTATTTGCATAGTGCTGCTTCGTCGAACGGCATAAACATTTTGTCCGTCATATTCAAAAAAGAACCCGTTTTGTTGATCAAACATTCCAACACGGTTTTTGCCTCCATACCATGCCCAAGGGGATACTTGAATTCCAGAAGGGTATCCATCAATAGGGAACGCTGTCGTCGTGCTGTTTGTTGGAGTGGATGACATCGTGTAGGTGATTGTATATAGTGATGGAACACTGGCAATGGTAAAAATTCCATTGTAGGCAGTTGATTGAACATAATATTTTTGAGATGATACAGTTTGGGAAACAGTGACATTTAACGAAGTTGCACTGACGTAAGTGATCACGCCTGCGTTAGTTCCATCTGAAAATACAAATGTCTGTCCTGTGAGCGCAGAAGTGAAATAGGTATTGACGCCAGTGATCACTGTTCCGGACTGTGAAGCGGTTCCCGGAAATGCAACGCCAGCAACGTCAGAGGCTCCAATGACTTTGATCTGGGCATTGGTTCCTACCGAAGAGTAGGTAATGCCGTGCGGATATTTCGTGGTGATTGTCGCAGTAGTTCCCGAAGAGGTAATTGTATCTACCGTCAAAGCTGGCTTGAGAATTGAGCCAGTAGAAAATTGAATGGCCTTTCCACTTTGATAGCGGAAATACCGACGGGTTTGCCGGATCATTTGCAATCCGTGATATGGAGTCTGATTGGAAAATTGCACACCACCGTCAAACGCACGATGAATCACATATCCCTGCGCTCTGGGGAATAATGTTCCATTTACTCCACCGTTAAGAGTAAGTGTTCCCGGAGAACCACCTGCAGGAGTGGTAATCGTAAACGTGGTATTTGTCGGCGTTGTCGTGATTGCCCACGATCCATTGCATGCAGCCGTAGCCGTATTGTTGATGTGTACCTGCTCTCCAACGGACAGTCCGTGAGCCGACGGAGTGGTAACAGTGATGATATTTGACGCACACGCGATTGATGTCACAGGAATATTAGCTCCCGTGTACCAATATCCCGGATACACAATAGTCTTTGTAGGATCAAATAAGTTTGTGGCTGATGTAATATTGATGGTTTTGAACCTGACGATATCATTGACGTTAGCACCAGCGGCCGCATAGGACGCCTGAGGCACAATGGCATCCACAACCCACCATCCGTCAACGTTTGCTTGATCAAGGGAATTGCTGACATAGATTGGCTGACCAACATACAATCCAAATGCGCCTGTATTCAGCAGTAATGAAATTGTGTATCCAGTTGCGTCGGTTGTTGTATCCTTGAACATGATCGAAGGATCAGCAACTGGTGAAGGACTTGTGCTGCCGCCCTTGTACGGAAATCCAAAAATGGTGTAACTCTGTGAGGGAACGGTGGCAGATGTGGAGACCGTCAATGATGTGGCACTTGCCACCGCGGTGATGGTTCCCACATCAGTACCATCAAGATACGTGAACCTGCTTCCTATCAAACCTCCATGCCATGTAGTGCCCGTTCCAGTAACGGTGGTTGTGCTTTGCGAAGCAACACCAACGTTGTAAGTCCACTGTGCGGCACTGCTCGATGGATCATAAAAACATGTCGGCCTGTTATTCACTAGTGCCAGATGTTCCCACTTTGTCGGTTGCTGTCCGTATTCAAAGTCAGTATCAATAAGACTTTGCGGAATGGATGTCCGCATTTTTCCCACAGGGTCCATCATTGTTTCGGCGGGAAGAATAGATTCATACGTCTCTTCAACAAGAATGGCTAACTTGTCTGTAGCGGAATGACTGGTCGTGTCATAGGACACAACGACGGTCGTGATCTCATTCTGCTGAGTTGTCGGACTTTGCTGACTTATTCCAGTCGTATATGCCGATACCCCAAGCGACGGATCGCTGAAATTGTAAATGACCGTGTTTTTTGTCACGTTCGTGATAAGCAACAATTGCTCGCGCCGAATCCACTTTCCATAAACCACAATCGTTCTTGTGGCTGGAGTGAACGAATACGATTCAAGGATTACATGCTTGGCCATTTATCATTCCTTTTTATACTTGTTTCGATGCCGGTTTCGCAGTTCAACTCTATGGCGATGGGTGGTTCAGTATTCATTAGGGTATTCCGTACAAGTCAAAGCGGCTTCCTGCTACGAAATTGCCGTTCGATGTTTTCATTAGAACGCTTGTAATGGCAGTATTGACAGTGGTCCATGTACCGCCCCACACGGTCGTGAATGGGCTTGTTGCACTTGTGCCAATATCTGAGTCCGTATCGGTAAGAGTTCGCTTTTGCCAACCAGATGAAGTGTCATTGTAGTAGAAAATAATCGTTCGCCCGATGCCGGGTTGAGTTGGAAAAAACGTAGTTGTATTGGGAATAATCGCTACACTTGCGTGAGTTGTAGCCGTTGTATTCGCGATACTCCGATAATTCGCAGCAGTGTCGCCGTTGAATTGATATGCCAGCGTATCGTAAGCGCCAGCAGTTGCCGAACTTCGTGCCATGAAAAGAATCATAAGGTGCTTATAGGCGGAACTAAAACCAGAAAACGTCACACTCGCCGACGCACTCCCCAACGTGGTTGACGCCAGCAGCACCGGGACATCTGCTCTAAATGCCATTACAACAAACTCCAATTTGCGCCATCAGAAATAACTACAAAATTATTATACTGTGTTGCAAATCCTAATGAAGTGCTTCCGTCAATAGTTTGTGACGAAGTGGTGCCAATGGTCAATGTATAGTCAGAAATGCTTGTCTTTTTTATTTGATACATTCTTCCGGCAATTCCCACAGCAGTTGGCAAGGTAACTTGATACGAAGACGTTCCTCCGCACAACACTACGTTATGAGTCGCATCCAATGTTGTTGCGCCAGTAATTGAAAGAATTGCTACGCTAAAAGAACCGGATGCGTGCAAGGTAGAATTTGGAGTAGTCGTCCCAATGCCGAGTTGATCTTGAAATGTTCCACTATTTGCCGCAAAATTATTAATTCGGAAGGACTGCACGGTGGCTCCGCCATTGTTTCCCACAACAACAAATCGACCAGTTGGATCAACCGCAACACCCCAAGGAGTTGTTCCTGTCGTCACGGTTCCCACAGAGGTCAATGCTCCGGTAGATTGATTGATCGAGTAAGTCTGAAGTGTGCCAGCAACACTATTTGCAACGAAGACAAGTCGTCCGGTCGGGTCTACCGCAACACAATGAGGAGTTGTCCCGGTTGCCACGGCAGTTCCCGCGGTCAATGTCCCAGTTGACTGGTTGATTGTGAAGGGCTGCACCGTGCTGCTACCATAATTCGTCACAAAAAGAAACCTGCCAGTGGGATCAACAGCGAGTTGGCGAGGATTTGTCCCCGTTGCTACCGTTCCTACCGAGGTCAATGCTCCAGTTGATTGATTAATCGTATACGTCTGTACAGTAGCAAGACCCTGATTCGCGACAAAGACAAACCGTCCGGAGGGATCTACCACAACCGCAAAGCAACCGGTTCCTGTTGCTACCGCTCCCATTGAGGTCAACGCTCCAGTGCTTTGAGTGATCAAAAAACATTGAACCGTAGCATCATTCTGATTCGTCACGTAGACGAACCGTCCGGTGGGATCAACCGTAACGGCATTCGGAGTATTTCCAGTGGTTACCGCAGTCCCCGCTGTCAAATCGCCAGTGGACTGGTTGATCGTGTATGGCTGGACGGTGTAGGTGGCGCTGCCCCCGCAGACGTAGGCATAGCGCCCGGTCGGATCAATTGCCACGCTATATGCGCTACTGCCGAACGCCACGGCCGTCCCCGCGGTAAGTGCCCCGGTCGATTGATTGATCACGAAAGGCTGTACGGTGGCGGAGCCAAAATTCGCAACGATGGCAAATCGTCCGGACGAATCAATCGCAACCATGCGCGAATTTGTTCCCGCTGCTACCGCTCCTACCGAGGTCAATGCTCCAGTCCCTCCGTGGAAAGTTGGCGGAGGAAGAAGATTATTGCTCGTCACGGCCCCATATGTAATGGAAGATCCTGACAGAGGATTTCCAATAATGTATTGCGGAGCGCGGAGTTGTCCGCTTACATACACTGCACTTGGGGCGAGAGTAGAAACAATGTTTCCTGTTCCAATAGTTAATTGATCCTGAAATGTTCCACTATTTGCGGCAAAATTATTAATACGATAGGCCTGTACCGTATCGCCAGCATAATTCGTCACAAAAGCAAATCTACCAGTTGGGTCAACCGCAACATTTTGCGGAGCGGTCCCAGTTGCTACCGTTCCTACCGAGGTCAATGCTCCGGTTGATTGGTTAATGGTATAGGTTTGCACCGTAGCGCTACCATAATTCGTCACAAAAGCAAACCTGCCAGTTGGGTCAACCGCAACACCATAAGGAGTTGTCCCTGTTGCTACCGCTCCTACCGAAGTCAATGCACCGGTGGATTGATTAATGGTATAGGCCTGTACCGTAGCGCTACCATAATTCGCCACAAAAACAAACCTGCCAGTTCGGTCAACCGCAACACCCTGAGGCTGTGACCCCGTTGCTAACCCACCTACTGAGGTCAATGCTCCGGTTGATTGATTAATGGTACAGGCATATACCTTGTTGTCATAATAATCCGAGACAAAAACAAACCTGCCAGTTGGGTCAACCGCAACAATATTAGGATTGTTCCCCGTTACTACCGTTCCTACCGAGGTCAATGCTCCGGTAGATTGATCGATGGTATATGCCTGTACCGTGATGCTATTGTAATTCGCCACAAAAACAAATCTGCCAGTTGGATCAACCGCAACACTTTGCGGATTTGTCCCCGTTGCTGCCGTTCCTACCGAGGTCAATGCTCCGGTCAATTGGTTAATGGTATAGGTTTGCACCGTAGCGCTAGAATAATTTGTCACAAAAGCAAACCTGCCAGTTGGGTCAACCGCAACACTTTGCGGACTTGACCCCGTTGCTACCGCACCTACTGAGGTCAATGCTCCGGTTGATTGATTAATGGTATAGGCTTGTACTGTAGGGGTACTAAGATTTGTCACAAAAGCAAATCTTCCAGTCGGGTCAACCGCAACACTTTTAGGACTTGACCCCGTTGCTGCCGTCCCTACCGAGGTCAATGCTCCAGTTCCACCTTGAAACATGGGCGGAGGAAGAAGATTGTTTGCCGTTACTGCTCCATAGGTAATAGACGATCCTGAAACTGGGTTTCCAATGATGTATTGTGGAGCGCGGAGTTGTCCACTCACATACACTGCACTTGGGGCGAGAGTAGAAACAATGTTTCCTGTTCCAATAGTTAAACCATCTTGGAATGTTCCACTATTGGCCGTAAAATTATTAATACGATAGGCCTGTGCTGTATTGCTACTATAATTCGTCACAAAAGCAAACCTGCCAGTTGGATCAACCACAACACCAAAAGGACTTGTTCCCGTTGCTACCGTTCCTATCGAGGTCAATGCTCCGGTCAATTGGTTAATGGTATAGGTTTGCACCGTAGCGCTACCATAATTCGTCACAAAAGCAAATCTGCCAGTTGGATCAACCGCAACAGCATTAGGAAATGTCCCCGCTGCTACTGTCCCAACCGAGGTTAATGCTCCAGTTGATTGATTAATCGTATACGTCTGTACAGTAGCAACACCCTGATTCGCGACAAAAGCAAATCTTCCAGTCGGGTCAGCCGCAACAAGGGAGGGACTATTCCCCGCTGCTACCGCTCCGACCGAGGTCAATGCTCCGGTAGATTGATTGATGGTATAGGCCTGTACCGTAGCGCTACCATAATTCGTCACAAAAGCAAATCTGCCAGTCGGGTCAACCGCAACACCATAAGGATTTGACCCAGTTGCTGCTGTGCCTACCGAAGTCAATGCTCCGGTGGATTGGTTAATGGTATAGGCTTGTACTGTAGAGCCGCTATAATTCGTCACAAAGGCAAACCTGCCAGTTGGGTCAACCGCAACAAGCTGAGGACTTGTTCCCGTTGCTACCGTCCCTACCGAGGTCAATGCTCCGGTGGATTGGTTAATGGTATAGGCCTGCACGGTAGCGCTACCATAATTCGTCACAAAAGCAAATCTGCCAGTTGGGTCAACCGCAACACCATAAGGGCTTGTTCCCGTTGCTGCTGTGCCTACCGAAGTCAATGCTCCGGTGGATTGGTTAATGGTATAGGCTTGTACGGTAGTGCCACCATTATTCGCCACAAAAGCAAACCTGCCGGTCGGATCAACCGCAACACTGTTAGGATTTGTCCCAGTTGCTGCCGTCCCTACAGATGTCAACACTCCGGTTCCTCCGTGAAAAGTTGGCGGAGGAAGAAGATTGTTACTTGTTGCAGCCCCGTATGTAATGGATGATCCTGAGACAGGATTTCCAATAATGTATTGTGGAGCGCGAAGTTGTCCACTGACATCAAGTGCTGCTTGACCAGACGAACTTCTTCCAGAGCCAATGATTAACTGATCCTGAAATGTTCCACTATTAGCCGCAAAATTATTAATACGATAGGTTTGTACCGTGTCGCTATTATAATTCACCACAAAAGCAAATCTGCCAGTCGGGTCAACCGCAACATCTTGAGGAGTTGTCCCCGTTGCTGCCGTGCCTACCGAGGTCAATGCTCCCGTCGATTGATTAATGGTATAGGTCTGCACGGTAGCGCCACTACTATTCGGGACAAAAGCAAACCTGCCAGTTGGATCAACCGCAACACCAGTGGGAAATGTCCCCGTTGCTGTCGTGCCTACCGAAGTCAATGCTCCGGTGGATTGATTGATGGTATAGGCTTGCACGGTAGCGCTACTAAGATTCGCGACAAAAGCAAATCTGCCAGTTGGGTCAACCGCAACACCCTGAGGAGCTGCCCCCGTTGGTACCGCTCCTACCGAGGTCAATGCTCCCGTCGATTGATTAATGGTATAGGCTTGTACTGTATTGACACTATAATTCGTCACAAAAGCAAACCTGCCGGTCGGATCAACCGCAACACCATAAGGATTTGTTCCCGTTGCTGCCGTGCCTACCGAGGTCAATGCTCCAGTAGATTGATTGATGGTGAAGGCTTGTACGGTATCGCTACTATAATTCGCAACAAAAACAAATCTGCCAGTTGGGTCAACCGCAACAGTCCGAGGAGTTGTCCCCGTTGCTACCGCACCTACTGAGGTCAATGCTCCGGTAGATTGATTGATGGTATAGGCTTGCACCGTAGCGCCGTTCAAATTTCCCACAAAAGCAAACCTGCCAGTGGGATCAACCGCAACACTTTTAGGACTTGACCCCGTTGCTGCCGTCCCTACTGAGGTCAATGCTCCGGTGGATTGATTTATGGTATAGGTTTGCACCGTGATGCTAGATATATTCGTCACAAAAACAAATCTGCCAGTAGGGTCAATCACAACACCAGAAGGACTTGACCCCGTTGCTGCCGTCCCTACCGAGGTCAATGCTCCAGTTCCACCTTGAAACATGGGCGGAGGAAGAAGATTATTACTTGTTGCAGCCCCATACGTAATTGACGATCCTGAGACAGGATTGCCAATAATGTATTGTGGAGCGCGTACCTGTCCCTTTACATCCAAAGACGCCTGAACAGAAGAACTTCTTCCAGATCCAATGATCATGAAATCAGACGCTGCGCTACCACTGAACGCCGCTGTTGTTCCTGTTATTCCTCCACTGAACGCCGCTGTTGTTCCTGTTATTCCTCCATTGAATGCCTGAGTCAATGCCCATGTACTCGCAGCACCAAGCATCAAGGAAGGCTGTGCAATCTCCGTCCAGCCTACACCGCCATTGCTGAATACCACACGCTTGTAATATCTTCCCGTACCAATGTTCCACCACTCATCACCGGGTTGGACACCATTTGGCTCGGATGTATCGACAAAATGCTGGATACCCTCTCTCGTTGGCATGTCAGTCTCCCAGCGCAATCGTCGAGGCAGAGAATGGATATTTTCTTGTCGCCACTTTTTGACTGATTGTCTTGATCATCACGCTTGCTTGCTCTCCAGATTTTGGCGCATTAAAAAGAATCAATTTTCCATCCCTCACACGAAACCCTCGATATGCATCATATTCTACAATCCAAGGATACCGTAATTCCTGTACATACGGCACGAGTCTTCTTCCATTGACAATAACTTCAGCATCTTTTGAGTCAATAATGTTGGAAATTTTAACAAGATTATTGGTCAATGGAAAAACGGCGGAAGAGCCATTGAAATAAGGAGAGATATCATCAGCGATGATCGGCTCAATCGCGTTCTGGTATTGCCACGCCATCTGCCCCTGCGTTGTTGCATTGAGAATGTATCCATCTTTGGCGGGAAGATTGTTGGGCAATACATAGGACGCACTGGATGACGAGCCAGTGGGAGCGCGGAGTTCGACAAACGTGGTTGATGCAGCAGATGCCTTCAGTCGCAATCCCAAAGAAACTTCAAACGCTCCGTTGTACGTGCTATCCACCGTTGCAACGGGGCTGTAGTCATAGGACGGCGCAGCAATTGCCATGCCGTCTGTTGTTGGCATTCCAATGGAATCGGCGGAAGAAGTAAAAATACCTAGCACAATCCCCGACTCAGGATCAACCGTCCAGACACTTGTCGAGGTATCACCGCTTGTCAGTGCCAGTCCACTGGTAAGAGCATTGCCCCAGAATGGCGCAGGAGAAGACGCTGAATCACTGATGACAGCCTTGTTGGAAAGCGTTTGCGTTGCTGTCCATGTATTGGCGACGGAAAGGGATGCTCCTCCACCCCCTTCACCCCCTCCACCACTTCCGTTTGATGCAGCAGTAAGTCTTCCTTGAGCATCAACGGTGATATTTGCGGATGTATACGAACCTGCAGTGACCGCAGTGCTTGCCAAGGCGATGGTTACTGCTGAAGAGCCATTGAAACTTGTTCCCGACAGCCCTGTTCCTATAGTCAATGCATTGGTGGTGGTGCCTGAACTTCCACCTCCGCCAGTGCCGGATGCGTTGATCGTGATGCTTCCTGAGGTATTCGTGATGGTGACATTGGTTCCCGCAGTCAGTGTCGCTAGCGAGAACCCTGATCCCGTACCAATCAGCAACTGGCCGTTGCTTGGCGTTGCGGTCTGTCCTGTACCTCCATAGTTCACACCGACTGCAGACGCAAGCCACGAACCTCCCGTGATGTTTCCAAGCGAAGAACTTCCTGAACCGACATACAATGCATAATTATTTGTTGCGCCAGTTGGCGCATTGACATATACACCGTAGGCATTCGTGGAATCGGTTGCGGACGTGTCTACGAACACTCCATAGGCATTGGTCAGTGAAAGATTTGCCAGTGTGCCTGTTCGTGTCGGTACACCACCGATATGCTGAGTAGCCGCATGAGTAACCGTCATTCCCGAAGCCAACGCGCTGATGCTTGTCGGTTTGAAACTGTTGGCATGCATTGCCGAGACGGTCAGGCTGGGTAGCGCCGTAGTGATGGACGATGTTGATGCAGGAACATTGATTGCTGCCACATAGATTGTTGATGCAGCAACAGTTAATGAAGCAGCGGACAAACTATCCTTGGGATTAGTATAAACAGTCAATCCGTAGGTGACTTCCGAAGAGGTTCCTACGGCAAGACCGCCGGTGACTACTTGGCTACCAATAAGATCGAACCGATTGGTAGCCGTAAAACTTGTTACCGGCATTTTTTATCCTTACGATACTTCAAGTGTCGTGAACGAAGCAGCCCACAATGTTGTTGTGGCCGCTTCGCAAGTCACGGTAAGAAGAATGTTATTTGCTCCAGTGGTGATATCAATGATGGATGCATCAAGGGACGCATCACCGAATGCTGACACAATTGGATCAGAAACCATCGTTGCATTTCCGGTTGATCCTCGTCTAAAGGTCGTGATGATGTCCCACGAAGCGGACGCAGTGTTGGTAGCGTTATAGGCAATAACCTTGACGCTTACCGCCCACGTGGTGCTGACGGGAATGATGATCTGATCGGTAGCGTTATCAACAAACGCTGCTCCACTGACTGTCATTTTTGTCGCAGTAGTCGAACCGGTGGACATTCTCATTGTGTAAATTCCTGCATTGACTGTTACGCCATTTGCAGTATTATTATTCAATGATGATTGTCCAAACGCAAGGGCAGAGGAACCAATATTCGATACATTGAGGATCTTCTTTGCCGATCCAGCATTAGCAAAAAGATAAAGATCGCCTGACGTGGTGTAGAGGCGGGTATCACCAGATGCAGTACCGGCTGTACCGGTTCCATCCTTGAAATTGATACCTAGCGATCCGGTTGTAGTGACAAAACCACTTGCGGTGACAAGGCCCGAAGAACTCAGGGAAGTGGCACTGGCCGCACCGATGCTTCCTCCGCTGTAGACAACCGTTCCGCCACTGCCAAAGGCCACGGAAGCAGAGTCCGAACCCGTGAAGGTGAGCGTATTGCTTACCGTGAGGGTCTTGCCGTCAGCAATGGTAAGTGTTGAGCCTGATGCCGGAGCGGTGATGGTGAGTTTGTTTACTGATGTTGCAGTCGCAACACCAATATCGGGTGTGGTCAGTGTCAATCCGGCTAGGGTCAGAGCGCCGCTAGTACGATTGAGTGCAACCCCCGTCGTGCCAATGTAGACTGTCGAGTTTCCAAGCACTCCGGAAGGAATCGTTCCGGAAAGATTTCCGGCGGTCAAACTAGTGAGGTTTGCACCGGAAACAGAACCAAATGAACCACTCCATGTTCCTGTTGCAATTGTTCCAACGGTAGTGATTGTATTTTGTCCGGCATACGTGGAAGCAATATCAATGCTGTCCGCGGCAACACTGATGCGATCTGCCGTGCCGACTACATCAAGCGAGTTGCCAGTCTTGGTCAAACCGTTTCCTGCAGTAACCATTCCGGCACCACTGAATTGTGTGAAATTCAGTGCATCTGTTCCGATTACTGGTGTGCCGTCATTGGTTAGTGTCCATCCAGAATCGCCATAGAGGGTTCCTTCTTCAACAAAGAAGAACGCATTAGCGGAAACATTTGCCGTGCTATCAAAGTCAGTGGCACGCACCCACGCACTTGCATTGACGATGTAGACACCGTTTTGCGACAGAGTGGACTGATTCTTGACGAGAACGCGATTTCCCGCAACAACTGCAACGCCGTCAATTGTTTGCGGGGCACTCAGAGAAATATTTGCAGTAGTTGCAGCTCTTACCGACGGGTGAACGTCGATGCCCTGCACAAGAGCATCCACGTAGCCCTTGTTGGTAGCATCAGTAGAAGCAGTTGGAGTGGCGACGTTCGTGATGCGCTTGGAAGAAACATCAACGGTTCCTGTTCCGGTCGGAGCAAGGGTGACGTTTTCGTTTGCTCCTCCCGCCGTGAATGTCAACGCGCCCGTGCCGGTAATGGAACCACTGTTCGTTCCCGTACCCCCGTAACCGACCGCGATTGCCGTGCCTTGCCATGTACCAGTGCCAATCGTGCCTACGCTTGTCAGGGACGATCCAGTGACGCCTGATCCGAGTGTCGTTGCCGACAAGACTGCAGTGCCCGCAATGGTGAGGGTCTTTCCTGACGCGATATTAAGCGTCCCATTGAATGTTGAAGTTCCACCAGCAGCGCCAATGCTCAGGGTTGTCGATGCACCGGCAAAATTAACCGTAGTTGCAGTGGTATTGAGAAGATCAAAAGAAGCGGAACCCGCTACAATAGAATCGGTTGCAAAAATGGAACCAGCCGAATAAATGGAATAATTAAGAGTCGCCCCAGCGGTAGGTTTTTCAACATACAGTCCATATGCATTTGTAGTGGTTCCGCCACTATTGGTAGGATTGCCGATGTACAGTCCGTAACTTGTGGTGAGAAGGCCCGATCCGGAAACGGGACCGCTAATCTTTGCGCCATACAATAGAGACGTTGCCCCAGTCGTCGTAGGTCCGACAACCGTCAAGGATGCACTATTCGTTACCGCTAGGTCGGTGCGGTTTACGGTCAATCCGCCTGTAGCGGTACCCTCTATGGGCACATTGAATGTCGTTTTATTGTTTGCGCTAAATGCTACCATTTTTGTGTCCTTTTCTCTATTGTATCGGTTCTATTACCTTTGCGTGATATTTATTATTTCACTAATTTGATTAAAGGCCGAAATTTCATAAACAGCAATGATGTTACACTTGCGTCAACCCAATCGTTGCGATCCAGTTTACTCTAGTATACTGACTAATTCCTTTGCACTGTATGCTTATTCCGCCAGTCGTCAAATTTTCAGTGACAAAAATTTGCAATGCTGTCAATTGCGAATCTGCCGTGCAAGTAGCAACGCTGAAACCCATTAACGATACGGTATTGGCGTTTGCTCCTCGTTTTGCCATTCCACTCAGAAGCCATCCTGCCGCATAGCTTGGCGTTGTATCTGTTCGTGCAACTACTGATATGTCCATTAGAACTGAAGTATTTTGTGCAACAATAAGCATATTGCCTTCATTTTCAATTCCCACACTATTCGTTGTTAAATAAGTTGTTCCGTTAGACGTAGTGCTTCCTTTCAGAACAATGCCTTGATTGTTTGCACCGCCCGATCCTGAAGTTGAAACATTTGTAATGCCATACAAACGAACCATTAGATGAGTTCTTTCACAACGATTGATGCGCTCCAATACACGGCGGTGTTTGCTATTCCGGTTACCGAAATCATCAATGCGCCCAATGATGTATCTGCATACACATCAATGTATGTTGTCGCAAAAATAGGATCAGCGATAATCGTCGGAGCAGTCAATCCAACAACGGTAGTAGATGATGCCTCAATTGCTCTTCGAATAATTCCCGAAAATTTCCATAGTGCGGATGCCTGACCAGCTATGTTTGCACCAATGATGGCATCAAAACTTAATGCTGTATTTTCAGCAACTCTCAATAAGTTGTCAATTGATGGATTTTCTCCAGTAGTAGTTAAATATACTGGAGTAGTGCTATTTGATATGGAAGACAAGGATATGCCGGGTGCAGGAACAAATGCAGGATTGCTCCCCGGAGCATTCACCGGCAACACCGGGATACCATTTACATACTCGGGATTTTTCTGTATGAAATCATTATCACCGGGGGAATACACGTCACCTATATCAATACTCAAGGCGAATCCTGATTTGCCCCATATCTTGCCTGTCCACGTCTGCATGTAGGAACACGATACATTGAGAGTCCTTGCCCATGTTGCCGTTGGAACATAATTCTGATCAGGACGAACATCTGATCCCCTGTACGATAACTCATGGATTCCGTAATCCGAGAACGTGATGATATCCTCCTCCCCTGCAGGAGGAGTTTCTCCCTCATATAATGCTCGTTCGGTAAGACAATACATGGCCGTGAGCATATCGGAATTTGGTGCCGTAAACACGAAAAGAAATGAACCCATTTTCAATTTGGCATTTTGTTCCCAGTAATAATTGGCATTACCAATTGCATCGAACTCAATGCCATCACGGGCGTAGTTGCCAATCATGTTTCCATTTGGACGATCAGAGTCGCTGTCAACCACCAAACTGATTACAGGCGCGGGCTGCATGAGAAGTGCATACCCGCGTCCGAATGTCCATGCAAATCGTTCGTCTTGAATCCATTTCTTGATCATCTGGCGACCGCGTTCGTCAATGAATCCAAGCGTCTCGTCTATTTTCCATAGGTTTCTGCCAGCACGCAACTGGTCATAAAATTCCTGTATTCGATGCAAGAAAACATATTCTGGTACTGACATTTTTTATCCTGTATATAAGGATAATCATTTCAGAACTTTAATGATGCCTTATTGCTCAACTTCCTCGAACACATCGGATGATTCCTTGAGCAAATACTCTGCAATTGAACGAGAAACAATTGCCACACCATGTGCGTTAATCTGAATATTGAAGGGCTTTCCGTCTAGCGTGCATCCCATGAGCGAGTGAGCCTTCACATCCTCACGCTCAATCAGACGGATTGATACCTGTTGCTCTGCATCTTGTTTTGCCTTGTGTTCCGCATTGATTTGTGTGGCCCTTGCCGTTAGTTTCTGCTCCTCAAGAACAACTGTTGTTTCTTCGTTGGCCGGAAATTCCTTGGCTGCTGCTGTAGCCAAGGCAACTGCCAATTCAGGATCAGTGCCCTTTTCAATGGCCTCCAAAGCCTGTCGGCCAATCTCTGCCTGAGCCTCTCCTACAGCCTGAAGACGTTCCTTTGCTTTTGCTGCACGCTCCACTGCGTTTCCTCTGCCCATGTGATTCTCCTTGATTTTCTAAACAAAAACGCCGACGCGCCTCGTTCCTGAGGGGCATCGGCGTCTCGCCCGGTATGAATTATACCGTATTGTTTATGTTAAAGCACCAACGTTCTTGAAGATAATCTGGCGCTCCGGTGCCTTGAGAACAAGGGTGTGATACAGGAGAAGCAGATACTCAAACGTCGTGCTAACAGGAGCGAGCGGCATCTTGAGCAGTGGCGACATCTGTGCCACAACAAGATCGGCCGGATTGCGACAAATCAATGGCGCAACATTGGTGTCCGGCATGAAGTTGTTGTAGAGTTCGCTTGTGCCATTGCGGTCGATAAAATCAACACCGCTGCCGCTGTTAGGGTCGGCGACATAGCCAACGAACCGCCATCCGGGATCAGTCGCTGTCGGCTCAGCAGTCTTCTGTACGCGATAGATACGATAGGCACGAGCCTGAGTGAGGCCCGATCCCGTAACGCGACTGAACTGCAGATACGCTTCCTGATTGGTGTTGATGGACTTCACTCCAGTCATCACCGTACCAAGGGACTCTCCAACGTCATTGACTGAAGAAATCATGTACCAATAGTTCTTCGCTCCACCCGCGAAGTTCGACGTAGCCGACGTATTGGTCGAGGCACGAATGGCTGTTAATCCGCCAAAGGTCGCTGAAGGAGCGGCTGGAGCGCCAGTATCAGCCTGATTGGACGTGAGGTTCAGAGGCAGGCCACTCTCGACCGGCTCTGTGAAAATCGACCACTCGAAAGGAATGACACCAAACGATGTGGACTGACCAACCACCGACAAACCAGCAATGAGGTTGTTACGGGCACTTGTGGTCAGGTCGGCACGATCAACCGTGGTACCCGGCCCAGTGATCGATCCAGAACCAATGTAGGTGTTGTATCGCAACTTGCCAAGGTCTTCGATATTCTGCGGCGACATGAACAGTGTCAGGTCTTGAAACGAAAGCAACTTGCCTTCGGTGACCAATTTGGTCGCAGCGCCAGCAATCGTATCGAGGTTGAGGGGTTTGCCAGCAAGGTCAATGACATTCTTGGCCCGCTGCCGGGTGAGGGACTTCAACAGTCCGTCATAGTTCGTATCGGTACCACCATTATCAAGGATATCATCATCACCGTACAGAACGGCTCTTTCAATACGCTGCATGAAGTCCATGGTACGACCAAGCTGATCCTCAGCGACCGGGTCCATCGACATTCCGCCAAGGATATTCGTCAGGACAACCGGATGAGTAACCCCACCCTTCGTTCCGAGAAACTTGACATACGCCCCTTGACGGCTCCACTGGCCCTTGCCACCCTGCGGGAGTCCACCTTCGGCAAATCCGAAGAACCCACGGGTGGAACCATAAGACTCACGACGGTTCCACTGATAGAATGGCTGCTTCGACGGCTCCTTGTGAAGAAAGCGGAAAATCTTGAGATGCTCCGCGGTTGCAAGAACCGAGGTCATCGTGTTGTCAAGGTTTTCCAGACGAAGCGCTGTAGCCTCACCCGGTGCTGCCGATACGCCTGCGATCTGGTTGTAAACACCAGTGTTCAGAGCCTTGCGAATTTCCTCGACAACCGAGTCTCCGCCAAACTGCTGACGTGACCAGTCCCGCACAATCATGTCGAACGACTTATTGAGCGCTTCCGGCTTCTTGTATCCTGTGGGAAAATCTGTTAACAGAGCCATTTTCTTTCTCCTCCTACTAGTGCTTTACTTAGTTTTCTTCCTCGACCTTACGGGAAATACGTTCCTGTAACTTCGAGGGAAGTTGCCGGAATACCGCGACCGGCCCACTGGCGGGACTATCTGTTTCGGTCAGCCAGCGTAACGCTTCCTTGGCGGAGAACTCTCCGTCAATGACCGATTGCTGAATGATCGATCCCATCAGGGACTTAGTCAACTTCGACTCAACCGTGCCACTTGTCACCAAAGCATGTCCGGTCTCGTCTACCATTGCATTCGAACGACGCAGTGCAGCCCCTTCGGTAAGCACACGACCGTTCATCACAACCCCCGGATTAGGACGACTGTCACCCATGCTCTTCGACATGGGATCAACGCCTTGCTCGGCCAGAACTGTTGCAGACTTGGCCATGCGCTCAAGGCCCAGTGCCAGCGCAGCCTGCGACTTCACAACAGTGTTCACTGCATCAGCAAGCACCGTGGCTGTGTTGTATTGATCACGTCGAACCTGATCGACCTGCTTGGACAACTGCTCCAGATACGATCCGAAAACATTGACCATCGTCGCAAGTTCGCGAGACGCCTCGACAACTTCGGCAACACGCTCGCCATTGCGTCCCGAGACCAGCGACTTGTGAATATCGCCACGACGGAACGAACGAGCCATGTATCCCTCATCACCATACGCGCCATCACTCTTCATGGCATCTTCTTCGGCATCCTCAGAACGTGCAGAAGACCGCGCAGAAGAACGCTTCGACGACTTGGACCTGCGAGCAGGGGGAGCATCATCGTCGTCGCCTTGATCATCGTCTTGTGCGCTCTGCTGCCACGGAGGACCACCCGCATTGTCCTGATCGCCGAAACCCTTGCGCTGCAACCATGGGGGAAGATTTCCCGATGGCCCATCTTCATTCTCTTCGGCATCCTCAGAACGTGCAGAAGACCGCGCAGAAGAACGCTTCGATGCCTTGGACCTGCGAACAGGGGGAGCATCGTCATCGTCAGCATCGTCATCGTCATCGTCAGCATCGTCATCGTCCGCAGCCTTGCGCCATGACTTTGCTTCACCATACAACGTGTTCTCTTGGTCATATGGACGATCATCGTCATCTGCCGAGCGCTTCGAACGCTTCGAACGACGCTGAGGGGCTACGGCATCGTCATCCTGACCGTCTTCGTCATCTTCGCTTTCTTCGGCCTTCTGCCAAGACCAATTCTTGTCCATACCCATGTCGCCTTCTCCTTGCTCATCAAACCCACGAGCCAAGTCACGATTACGAGGATCATTAGGATCGTTGTAATCATCCGCTTCCTCTTCCTCATCTTCAGCCTTGCTCATGTCCATGTCGTCGTCCATCTGACCAGCCTTGAAGAACTTGCTGGTGTTTCCGGCGTCATAACCTTTGAAATCGGGCTGACGACCCTTGCCGGGACCGCCCTCGATCTTGTTCCGCTTCATCTTGGGATTATTCTTTGTGTTCTCGTTACTCAGAATATCCTCAGCGGCCTTCAAGACCATACTTGCATCAATAGAACCAAAGGGACTGGAGGCACCGCCACCCGGCCCAGACCCATACGGGCTGTTCAGTTGATCGCCATTCAAACCCTCAGTTGCCATCTTGCCTTTCGCCAGATCGATCAGCCCTCCAACAGCCTTGTCCAGTACGGACAGTGCGTCGGAAATGCTGTTGTCCTCTAGCGTCTTGCTCAGGCGCTGACGGGCATCCGCCATTTCGTTGTTTGCGACAGCCATTTCTTATCTCCTCCTTAATTTCCGCGCTTTTTCTTTTGATTACGCAAATCATGAATGACGATTACCATTGCATCTGAAGCTTTTGACGGAGACATTCCCCGGCAATGCACCAGATGATCAAGCGCACCGTGATGACCACCAATGAACTTATCGTTTTTCACACACTCTCTACCGTCTGTGCAAGGATTATAAAGTTCATTTAATATCATTTGAGGGCTTAATTCATCACCTTCATTTTTGCGCAATCCATCTCGATCTGATATGCCATGCAGGTTTTCCAGTAGCAGTCCTCCTGCACCTGCATCTCCAACTGACATGGTTTTGTCCATGGCCGGAACAATGGATTTTACCATTTGCGAGTAAGAGTTAAATATAAAGTGAGGCATGTTTGAATCCATGGTGTCAATAAGCACACTGTCAGGAACTTTAAATCCTTGACTTTTTGCCATTACACATCGCGCAATACTCTGTGCATTGACAGGTTCATGTGTGGCAGCCATGTGACGCACGACTGTCTCCACGAGAATATTTCCCTGTCTGAGTCGCACACCTCCTTCAACCGAAAATCCTAATGAACGCTCATTGCCCATTCCTCGGGAGTCTTCTAGGGACTTCGCCAAGTTCCAGACGGCCTCTGCACGAGGTACTCCTTCTAGCAACAAGGCACGAAAAAACGTGCAGGCACGCTGATTTGGCGTCTCCGGTCCACCTTCCATTTTGATGACTTCAAGTGGCTTGCCGATCTGATCTTCAGGGGCATGACTATGGTTCCAATTCAGGTAACCTTTCTCTAGCAGATACGAACAATCCATTTTTTCCTGAAGAACAATCTCGCCTTGCTGGTCCTCTGCTTCCGTAGAGGCAATGCCCTCAATAATTCTTCCGGTCTTTTTTTCGCCATTGATGTTTGTATATTCGCCTACGAAAGACTTCGTAAATCGCAGAGGTACCTCAAAGGTGGCATTAATACCATCTGCGACTAACGATTTACGATGTTCTTTTAGTGATTCAATCGTTGTACTCATAACTCTTATCATACAAACAAAAAGACCGCCAACTCTTCCCTTGACATTTTTATCATGTCAAAGAAAGCGATGGCGGCCCTTTAAAGCGGATGCTTTCGACCTGTATCGCTACACAGATATAATCATATACCTATTGGAACGATATTGTCAAGCCTTACGATTATTGTGAAGTGCTATTTCGCTCGTTCCATGCACGAAAGAACTGAGCTGCTTGAGCGCGAGTGTACTGTCGAGCATCTTCAACAGCTACTTCATTGTTGGAATTGCGAGCAATACGCTGCGCAATCTCTTCAGTAACAATGCCGTCAGGATTTGATGGTCCGGCAGGAACCGCGGGAGGTGCAGCAACTACTGTCTGTGCGGATACTCGCGACCGCTCATCCATGATTTGTCCGCGCACATCTTCTTCCAAACCATCGCCACGTCCGAGCGCATCCTGCCATGCTCGCTTTTTGGCCCGACTCTCCGCAGTGTGAATGAAATAGACGGGATTGCTGACGCCATGTATGACATTGGCTCCAGCCTTTTTGGGATAAGCTGCGCCTAATCCAACAAAACGCCGTGGCGGACGATTCTCTCCCAACGGCGGCATGATGCACTCAGCACGAACAACACAGAGATATTCATTGGCAGCAATAGGGGCAACTTCGATGCTTGTTACTGTCTCGATCATTCCTGCTGCCCGAATGTCCTCAAGCAAGTCACCATACAACGGTCCAACATCGCGTCCAGAACCCTGAGAACGATTTCCGTATGAACTGCCGCCCATCATTTTTCTCCTATGCCATCATTGGCCAGCGAGTAAAACGCCGTCTGGACAATGCTTACCAACACTTCACGAGACAATCCAGAGACTGCAATAACGATATATGGATATCGGTTGCAACACGCTTTGACGTTCTTGAGAATTACTTCTGTTGAACTCGTCTCGTGATCCGTGAACAGTTTATCATGATCTCGATCCATTGCACGAACGTGCATGAAGACAAATGCCTCGAATTCATCTCGACTTGAAAAAACTGTAACGTCTCCGTTACGTCTCAACGAGTACACGTTGCTCAATTCATTGCTCATGCGCGTAATTCCCATCTTGAAGTCTTCTAATGGGCGCTCCATCCAACCACTCCAGTTCAACATTGCGCTCGATGGCCATCTCACCGTAAAGAGCGGCAATCATGAGACGATGACCAATTGATGATGCCCGAGTGCCGTGATCTTCCATCCGAAGTATGTAATCGCGAGTTCGTCCTATGGCCCATGATGCGTCTGGCTGCGTAAGCCCAAGAGCAATACGCATGCGCTTCAATCGATCTGTACTGTAATAGGCATCCATCTTTTTCAAGAAAACCTGATTCTCTTCTGTTTTCCATCCCAACTTGACGCTAGGAATGGCAACCTCCAAGAAATCCAAACATCTGTCAGAAGTCAACACGGCTGCAGTTTCGAGCGAAGAACGCCCACTCTGCTCTCTCTTGGCAACAGGATTATTTATCGAACCCCGATGAATCAACCAAGTGGGTCCGTGCGGAGTCAAAATCGTCTTGGAGACATAGATATTGGCTCGGCAACGCTTGCGAATTGTCTCAGGAGTAACTTTTAGGCGCTGTGACGCCTCCATCACTGAAATGTAATCCGGATCGGCAACTCGCCAATTATCAGCGAGAACCTTGACGGGAATTACCTCAGGCACTTCCTCTGGTTCAACAATCCGCACTGGCTGGTTCATGGATTGCATCATCTCCTCGCCAATCTTGGCGAGCCAACCAATGGCCAATGGAACATTGCCTCCAAAATGCAGATCGGCAATCTCAATGATGACGCCATATTCACCAGAAGTCAACCGCAACATTACCGTGGCGGTATCGATCATTGTGAAAACTGGTTCATGATCTTGCCATTTCTGCAAACCCATGGCGATCATTGAAACAATCATCTGCCTAGTAAGTGTCGGATGCTTCTGCGACAAAGTCTTCGAAATGAATGCAGGAGTAATCTTCACTCGTGGGGCACTAGTCTCGGGAGCAACCACCATGTTTAGGGTAGGACGCACATGCTGGTACGAATCAAACTCGCGCGGTACTGGTAATTGTCCGGTACCACTGCTGGATAATTGGTGTTGTGATTGAATCACGTGCCCGACTCTATTTTCCACGACTATTTTCTCCAGAAAAAAAGTGAGGTCTCTGAGGGGAGGCAACTTCTCAGAGACCTCTGACCAGCAAACAGTAAGCAAAAATACTCTCTCTGTTTCCTGAGTCATCCTAAGCATACACGGCAACGAGTGCCATGTCAACAACAGATTGCCTCCCACGGTACCGGAAGTGGGAGTCGAACCCACACGGCGGATTAGCCGCCTCCTGATTTTAAGTCAGGTATGTCTGCCATTTCATCATTCCGGCAAGACTTGTGTGCATCACAAGGGAGATGCAGAAGGAGGCTCTGCTTTTTTCGGCAATTCCTTGGACGATCCGTTTCCATAGCCATTGGTGCCCTTGGGAGTCAAGAAAAAGCTAGCAGCAGCCCCGACAAGGCCCGTCAATGCTGTCTGCGCCGCAGCAGACTGATCCCATGTTGCTGACCAAATAATTGCACCAACTGCCATTAAAGCAATGACTGATGCAACTAATTCAATGATTGAAGGATCATCATGTAATCTCATGCTTCTAGCCCCTTTATAACAGTATAAAAACTATTAAAAAAGAACTAGAAGCCTAAGAACTTAAACTAGTACGGCAGAAGGTCTCTTAGCGCTCCAGCGCCTCGATAGCAGCAATCGCCTCAGCAATATGAGGATTGTTCTTGTCGGATGCGTACCGATCATCCTTCATGTCAACAACAGCAGAAACTGAAGCAACAGTCGAGATAGTGGCACGTCGCGCATCCCGAGTGGCCTTGGCCTTCTCAACACGCGCACGACGCGCATCCTCAGTGATGTTGGATGAACGCTTCTCCAAGGGAAGAACCCGGAACGCTGCGGTGGAACTATCCGATGAGACCCGACCCAATCGCTTGCCAATCTTCTTGGCTGCCCGATTAAAGAGACGCATGGTCTTGCGAGTGGTTTCCCCCTTCTCAAGAGGAACCTGTACCTTGTAGCCGATCTCTATCGTCTCAAGGAACTTGAGATATGGCGTCAGATCAACCGATTCGGATGAATCAGCAATCTTTGCCTTCTGAAAATTGGGCATCACTTGCCTCCTTGTAGTGTAGGTGACTGGCCAATCATCGACTGATTGCCTCACAAGGGAACGATACAGCATGCACTAGGGAATGTCAAGAGCATCCACGGAAGACTGATGATCTTCAAGTCGGATGTCGCTATTTACAATCCATGTCTCACGAGAAGTCATACGTCCGGGTGTTCCATTCGGAACCAGTATGATCCAGCCGCATGACGCTGGATGATCGCCACTGTTGTCGATCACGAACAATGCAATACTGATCTTGATACCGGATTTTTTTAATTCGTAACTCTTCTCTTTGAAGAATTTCGTCATGATTGCGTCATAAACCTCATCAGGGGTGTTAAGCATGTTTGGCTCTTCATCAATCTGAAGTGACAGATTTTTGCTGAAGAGTGACCTAATCAAACGACCGAATGGATTGGGCTCCTCAATAACCCTGTTGCCATTCAGAAAGCCAGTCCTGCCTTCTGCTGGTATCCAACGATCTCCGTCTGATGCCGCACGCAATCCTCCCGGACGCCACGTTATGGACTTCCTGCTGCTACTTATCATTTGGCTTTCTCATTTTAAGATAAACGGAATAAGTTCCTGATCGTCTTCTTGCTGTTTCTGGGAGTCGTCGTCCTCTATTCCAAGAGCCTTGTTAATCGTCTTCATGATTTCGCCAATGACTTCGTGACCCATCAACTGGCCTTCTGCAATAACTTTACTCCTTATGCTCTGTTCGCGTATCTCCAGTACTTTTTGTTCAAGATATGCAGCAAAATCTCTGTTGGACGGAAACGAGTTGATGCCATTTTGTGCCTCAATAACAATTGCCGCAATTTGCTTTACTCTAGAAATCGAGGCATATATTCCCATTTCTTGATAATTAACTCTTGTATTCACTTGAGGAAGATTGAGGATTCGTGTTGACATCTCATTAATGTATTCCTCAACCATTGAATGAAACCACTTACTAGGTTCGTCCAAGACAAATCTCCTTAAATGGAAAAAAGAAATAGATTTTCGTAAAGCACTGAGTGTATCAACACCATCAGTGACCACGACATTACTAGTATAACCTCGGGGACATAGAACATCATACGTCCGCAACAATCATCCATCGAGCAAATGGAAATGGTACTTGCGTCACCCATAAGGATTTTTGAGTTTCTTCAAAAAACGGCGCAACATGATTCATGATGGCCTTTCTGGTTTTAAAGAGCAATCCAGACTTGCGTCCATCATTTCCCATTCCGCCGTAATCAGCATGCCACATTCGAGCCAACAAGTCTCCCATTTCCGGTGTTCTTGCAATGCGCACAAATTTTTTCTCATCAACAATTCCGTCTCCATGATCAGACGGGTCTTTGTATACTTCATCCTGTGATCTTCTTAAGTGGGCAAACAAATCGCCAAACGCGTGGTGGTGATGAATTAGTGTTTTAACTGTTTCATGCTCTTCTGGTGTCAGAGAAAATTGCTTTAAAAATGGAAGAGCAATTTTATATGATGATTTTTGATGAGTATAATTACGCTTTCCGCCGTTTACCTTGCCCAAGTCATGAAACGAAAAAGCCAGACGCAACAACTGTGCGGCTCTTTTCGGCAATCCATGAGTGGCATCTGACGGATTATTCATGCAATAGTTTAGCCCCATGACGGTATGAGCCACAGGATCATTACCCTGATGTCCTCGTCCTTGTGGAACACCAACAAGTCCGGGCACACTCGTAGCAAGGTACTGTCCAACTTGAGCCGAATGTTCAGGTGTCCATATTCCTTTTGTTCCCGATAAGGAAAATGGTTCACCACCCGAACCTTCCATTACCGTATGGCCCTTGGCTTGATGCCATTTTCTCGAAACATGGAAATAATGTGAAGGATGATTGCTCGTGCGGTTTCCTTGTCTCCATCACGAGTCGCCTTTTCCAAGTCGCGTTGTGCATGGCCGATCATGTCGATCATTTCTGGACTCATCATTTCGGTTTTCCGTTCAGAATGTGTTCTTTAAGCAAATCAGGTTGTGAATGATACTCTGCGATCATCTTCCTGATCAAGCCGATCCGATGTGCAGCGGCAGCCACATGTTCCTCCTTGTTTGGCATATGATCAAAAATTGATGCAAATTCTTCAGGATTTTCTTCATATTGTTTTACCATGTCTTTAGCAGTATCAAGAATGTGCTGACCATCAATGAATGTGCCCTTGTTATACATTCCACGATTTAACTTACTCAGTATTCCTGTATATCTCAAGTTATCAACAAAATCTTTTGTAGTCGTATCATGCCAACTTCCCGGCACCCATCCTAATTCACCAGTTTGACTATCTCGCTCATACAATTCAATACCTTTGGCTCTTCTTCCAAGCGCATTATTATTGTCAATGCGATACACTCCATCGTATTCACCTGTAGATGGATTTGGCTTGATCATGTAGTTGCTGCCTTGCAAATCTCCGGCACCGACAAATGCATCAACCATCAATCCGTTAGTGCCTTTTCGCTGAATATCATCTCTTGTGGTGTCGTACACGCCGTCTCCGGTCGTTGCATCCCGCCCAAGATGGGGAGTTACTCGATATGCTGGACCCGGTGCGTATGGTTGACCGTCTATCCGTGTTCCAGTGCGATCATCATAGAGATAGGTTGGCATTGGCAGAATATTGTTTCTCTTAGTGGCAAAAAAATTGTAAATCTTGTCGCAAGCATGCTCACATCTCGCTCCGTATCCTGCTCCCCAGCGGTCTGGTCCGCCACCGGAATCATCACGCATCCCATTGGGAAGGATTTTTCCATGCCCTCCCAGTGTCCATGTAGGTTCAAAAGTATTTCCATCAACTGCGCTTTTGACTACCCACTTGTGTCCTTCTGGGGTGTCGTAAAAAGATGGTATGCGCTTTCCATATCCCGAATTATGGAGTCCTGATCCATCAAATCCCCCAGTCGAAGATGGATTCACCTTATTTTTTCTGTCGTTCAACCTAAATGATGTTCCATGCGTCGATGCGCTCGGATCAATGGTCATATGATCAAGATGTTCTGGTGGAGCAGCATGATCTGGAATAGGAACTCTTTCGCTTAGTTCACCATGTGGCGGAGGAGACCACTCTCCCGCTTTCCAGAGCATCGCATTATGCGGCCAGATTGCCCTTGCGAACCATCCTGATTTAATACTGCTCATCGCCGCCCCCCATGGCTATTTCATGAGCCACACGTTGGCGCTCTGCATATTGCTGAATTGTCGCTGCATGATGATCATGAGAAAAATGATCTACCAGTTCACCAAAATAATGATCGACGGCATCCTCATCCCTTGCCTCGACGCACTCGATGATCTTCTGGACTAATCCAAGAATATCTGGTGACGCCTGAACTGGCATCACACCGTTTCTCTGCTGCTCCATGATGTTGCTCTCCTATCCTACTTGTCAGCCAATGAATGCTTCTCAAATGCGAGCATAACCGACATCAGCACTCTTTGCGCTGCTTTTACGTCACCGCTTCGTGCTGCGGCAGCCAATTGCTCACGCACTGGCGCTACGATCTTCTGAATGTCACTGTTCATGCGTAATCTCCCGGCTATCTGCCTGACTCTGATATTTTTCTGGTCAAATCTTGTCTCATTGCTTCCGGATTTCCCTTGTATTTTTCCACCATTTCTTTTAATAACTTGAATCTAAGATTTGCAGATTCTAAATGCTCGTCCTTGTTTGGAAGATGCTCGAAAATGCGTTCAAACCCTTCCGGGTCTGCAGTGCGTGCATCAATCATGTCCTGTGCAACTTTCAATTCGTGATCAGGATCAAAGTGAGGAGGAACTCCGCGAAAGTTGTATCGGTAATGATTTGCAAGAGGCGTGAGGAAATCAGTGGAACTTGTGTCGTGCCATGTGTGAGGCTCCGGACTGTTCCGTCCCATAATTCCGGGTTTTACCAACAAGAATCCTCTTGCTCGTCTTCCCAGTCCATTGTTCATGTCAATGCGATAGGGGCCATCAGATGTTTTGCCGTCCGGGTCATTTGTGTACATGACATTGCCGCCATGTTGATCCCCCAATCCAAAAAAAGCATCGACTAGACTTCCTCTTTTTAAACGATCCACAATTTCTGGCGGAGTGTCATATTCCATCTCGCTACTGTTCGGACCCAGATGAGGTATTACCCTAAAAACAGGCTCTCCCTTTTTCGCTGGAGTGCCATCAGGAATTCTTTCTCCTGTCGTGTCACTATATAAGTATGATGGTAGTGGTCGGTATCCATTCCGTGGAGTAGCAAAAAATGAGACTAATTTGTCGGCTGCATGTTCTAGCCTCGCACCGTATCCTGCGCCATGCGGGTCTTTAGGACTGCCCTTCGGCTTCCATGCTCCGTCAACATCACCTGTATCGACACCGGGCTTGAACACCCACTTTTTTCCAGTTGCATTATCGCTATAAAAACCGGCGGGTCGCGCGGTATAACCGGACGTATAGGTGCCTCGTCCATCAAATCCTCCTGTACCCGAGGGATGTCTTTTTTGATTCCAACCGAATGATTGGGAACCTCCGGGACTTCCTTCAAACGTCACATGTTCGGGGCGCATGCTAGCTGGTGGAGGAGACATGTGTTCTGGACTAAATGGAACTTTTCCAATTTCTGCTGGCTCACCTGCTTTGCGCAATCGTCCCGTTTCATGAGGCCATACAGTAAATGAAAAAAAGTTTTCCTTTTTCTTCATGTTACTGTTTCTCCTGTGATTGCAAGCGATCTACTGCTCCAGTGGCATGATATTCTGCCATTTTTCGATCTTTTTCTTTATGATAATCTTGAAAAAACGCTGATGCAAACGTCAAAAACAATTTATCTGCTCGATCTTCATCTTGAGCACTTACTGCTTTTAAGATGTCGATGATCATCTTGCTTTTCCATGCATCATCGTTTGATCTCCTATTGTCCATAGTCGTCCCTTTCAGCGTGTCTCGACAATCCCTGTGCCTTTTATTAGTTGATTATATCACTCTTAAAAGTCAATCGCATTTTTTGTTTTTTACGCAAGGCTGCATCTCTTGTGCCTGAATTCTCAAGCATCTCATCAAACATCTTATTGGTTCCATAAAACGACTCTATCAGTTTTATGACACATATAACCAAATCATCTGCATCAATACCTCCTAAATTATCATATATCTCTCCTGATCGCAGTGCAATGTCAACTTGAATCAATGAGTCTATAGCTTTTAGTATAGACTCTGATTGATTATTTGACATGATGAATTTTTCCGAATCAATCATTTGAGTCATTTCCTTCGGGACTAGGACGATAATTGAAGTCAAATATCTTTTTTCTTCCCATCGTCCAATTGTCTTGAATACGAATATCAGGATTTGCAAATGTCCAGCAACATCCACCATCATCCAAGAAGACTACCCATTCAAGATAATGTTCTTGTGAGCGGTCTATAATAAAAAACGCCCAGCCTTTGCCTCTGGGCGTAATCACTGGAATAGGTTGCCGCAATTCCTTAATCATTTTCTGGAGGCCGTGAGTTCATGAGCATCTCTTCCAGCGTATTGATGCGCGTTGCAATCACATAAAACCATTCTGCAATCTGATCCTGACGGATTGCACGAACAGTCTCGTCACGATATTTTTGCTCATCCACACACGCAGGAGTTTCTATCCTGAACAATGAGCAAATCTGCTCACGCGCTTTGTAATCAGGATGAATCTCTGCTATCAATCGACCCCATGTCTTCATGGGTTTTCCCACAATAGAAATGGAATGTTTGGTCTCAACCCGTTCAATCCTCAGCAGATCGTCATAACCACCGACCTGTGCCGATATCGCGAATTTGCGCATATACATTCGGGTTGCCTCCCATGTGATTATACTGCTGCGTCAATGGTGATCTCGGTGGGGATCGAACCCACAACCAGCGGATTAAAAGTCCGCTGCTCTACCATTGAGCCACGAGATCAATATGAGGATGGTGGCTTTCTCGACAACACAATAAATGCATACGCAATGGCCATAAAAAGCATGTAAACAAAAGTATTATTGCTCATAACAATAATATCTCCATTATTCATGCAAGGAGTTTTCTTTGCACATTGGTATCAATGTATTCTTGACCCAATCTTCCATGTCTTCCATGGTTCCATAATTATAATAAATCATGTCGCAAGAAAATCTATCGTGTTCTTTCTCGCTTTCATGATCCAAGTTTTTCATGTCTCCTTGCCAAAGACCTGATACATGTATCGAGACAAATCCCTGCGACTTGGCCCATGAGTGTTCATTTTCAAATCTGCAGTCACTTATTACAAATGATGGCACAATATATTTCTCAGATAATTCTATTATTTTATTCATTGAATCTTCTAGTTCATTAATCCAATATCTTCGATTAATGGTATTCCGAATCAAGTCTGTTCCTAGCCACTGCCAAAGAGGACGCAATACGTTTTTGATGTCCGGATCATTTGAACGCACCTGTTCCATGAAAGGATGATATTCAAATCCCAATGCTGAAGCAAGCATATGAATGACGCGATCCGAATCTTTCTTTAATGCATCAGCGAAGGCCAACCGATGGCAATTATCAACATGACGCACAATCATAGACGCCATCGTGTCTTTGCCAGAACCTGCCCCACCAACCAGTGCTACTCTTATCCCAGTATTGGGAAATGAATACGTGGTCTTCATGGATAACACTCCGTTATTCATTTTGACTTCCCCTTTGGCAACAATGAATGAACATCGCTCCATTTTGTGGGCAAGTAGTCCAAGTACAAAGGCCAAGAGGGCAGGCCATGCTCACAAACAGATTCGAGATATTTGATCTCACAGCCGTCCATTGCACGAAGCGGATGGGAAAACTCATCACGCACCAAATCTTGAAACGGATCGTCATGCCGAAGCATGCGTCCAATCTCCTCCTTGGTGGGCATAAATGCTTCAGGCGCAATCGTGGCAAATCCGGCGTAGCCACGCTTGACCGGACAATCCTTGTGTTCGATGTCCGCAAAAATAAAATGCCATGTGGCTGTCACACCGTAAAAGACTGCTTTCGCGGGAAGAGTCACTTCACAACCGCAATGCTGAAGAGTGACTTTGCGATTCCAGAACGGATTGTCCCATTCGATCCTATGCGAAGGGACATCAAACGTTACGTCATTTTCAACGTGGGCCGGAAGGGGAGAGAAGTTTTCAGGAAAAGCATGAGGCATGACAACGATCCTTGATTCCGGTGATGTCCATATGAAACAATGCGGGGTCTTCATTGAGATCCATGCGCATTCGTGGCACATCATCAACCCAAATGTACCATGAGCCAGTCCAAGATTCATACATCACTTGTGTTGCTCCAACTATTTACTTCTTTCCTTTCTTGACTTTTTTTTCCGGCTTCGGATACGGCTTGCCGGGAGTCAACTGCTTGGGCGGATCAGTCATGATAGTTTCCCCTCTTTTTGTATGCGATCAAGCACCGCACGTTTCTCGACATTTGAGTACCCACGCCAGTGCTTGATTTCCTCAACGGTACGCTTGCATCCGACACACACTCCATTTTTGGATCGACAATTATCGTTACACGGGCTTTGTATCTTCATGGAGTGTGTGCGCTCATGGAGCCGTCAGTGACCTAAACAAGATGCAGCTCTTCTGGAGGAGGTGGAAGCAAATCGTTATCGTCCAAACTGGGAATCAAGTGACTATAGCCGTCTGCCTTCAATGCAGAAACAATCTTGATTGCTTCCCAATAGGCTTGCTCCGTAATGCCCTGAATGACGGCGTCAACATCATGATAGCCTTGTCCATAAGCGTCGTCAACTGATCGACGATAGCGTTCGACAGCACTGCGTCGAACAGGCACAAGGCCATGTGGGCCATCCATCCATGGCTTCGAGTCGATAATCACAACACCCTTGAAGGTATCACGCCAAGCTGCTTCTTCGTCAAACCTGTGGTAACCGGCCATCAGTGCCCTCCTCGGAATGATCATCATCTTCTAATTTGAGGCCAAACAAAAAATCGGACCTTCTGTTTGTCCATATGGACGGATCAAATACTGGACGTTCCTCATGTGCCCATGAATCATATCTCGTCAAGTAAATAGGTGTATGTGGCCCCATATACGAACCTAATGTATTGAACTCGAAATACTCATGCGCTTCTTCTAGAGTCATTCCCTGCTTCACCAAGACCTGCATGATGATGTCAATATCATACACTGCAACATGTGCCCCAGCAAATGAGCGGGACACTCCAATAAAGGCCTCTTCCAGTCCATCGGCGAGAAGAATGTCTTCAATGTCATCTGGGAAATATTGCTCCAGATATTTTTGTATTCCATCTCTTTTTTTCTCGGCAAACGAGTTCGACTCACTGTTCATGTGTACTCCGTTTCCATGTGATTCCCGTATGATCCGCCAGCATCAACTAGCGCTATCTTGGAGCCACCGATGGGATTCGAACCCATGACCTGATGTTTACAAAACATCTGCTCTACCTCTGAGCCACAGTGGCAACACAACTTCATCTTTTTGGATTATGCGCTATCCATAATGATGCATACACTGCAATCAT